AAAAACCAAGGAAACCAAGGAAAACCAAGGAAACCAAGTGAAACCAAGGAAACAAAGAAAACCCCTTCAATCAACAAAAGAAATACCTTCCAATCAATGGGAGTATCTTCAATCAATAGGATTCCTTTCTAAACAGGGGTAATACTTTACCGTTAAGTGGAAACGCAAAGCGGTTGCGAGCGATGGTGGGTAGGGTGTTATTGGTGGTAGATATTGTCTGTTGGTGTGGGAGTGATGCGGAGGGAGCCAAGGGAAACGGGCGGCGGCGATGGCGTGGGGTCGGCCCCGCTGGTCGTCCGTCCCTGTTTTCCTTTGGCGGTAGTGTAATATTAAAAATCTGATAGTGATATGACGAGAGAAGAAGCAAGAAACGTATTTGGCGGTAGTATAGTAAATAATCTGCTATCGTTAGGGGCTGAGCCTACCAACGTGGTAAGGCAAGATGGGTTGATAGAATGGAAGAGTGATGGATATATAGAGGTAGGCGGCGTACAGGTATGGGCTTACTATTATTTCGAGGATGGTGAGGATGTTGATAGATGTGATTGGGAGGATCATATGGAGATAGAGGTAGAGGAATGTTGAATTTAAAACCGGTTGATGGTGGTGGAATAACACCAAGGGGAACGGGCGGCGGTGTCACGGCGTGGTAGGCGCGGTTGTCGGTCTCCGTCCTTTTCCTTGGCGTGGTAATATAAAACACTAATAACATGGACGAGATTATGGAATTACAAGATGAAGCGCTGCTTTATCTACGGGATAATATTACGAGAGAAGAGGCGTATTATATTCTTACGACCGATAAGGAGATGCTAGCGATTCTTATAGCTGATAAGAAGGACGGGAGCAAACGTATCAAGATTCTTGATGTGGAATATACTATAGAGAAGGCTGATATGTTATTTCTATTCGATACTGATGGGGTGATAGATGAGTGTCTTTTGGTTGCCAGCTACATAGGGGTAAATATGTATTTTCGCAGGCAAGATGTCAACGCTATTTTGAATAACATCAATAGAGAGAAAGTTATGAAATATCCTTACATAGCTATTCAGTTAGATAATATACAGACTGTAGAAAAGCGTAGGGTTGTTTTTGAAATTACCGGGCATAGGATGGATGATAACAAAGAGAGAATAGATTTTATGTTTGTTTATTTTATGGCTAGAATGTTATGAGGGCGAGAAGGACTGTGAAAGAAAGAGATATTGTGAAGATATTGGTATTCGGGTATGATAGGACGCTTATAAAATCCATTAAGGATTCCGGATTCAGAAGTATGTCGGATGTAATATCGTACGCCAATAATATGGTCGGGGATAAGCCCATTGATCATATTAGGGTGTCGAATGAGGCTCGCGGGTGGTGTGGATCATATACTAATTATGGTAAAATGATAGATTAGTTTGATAGGAGGATATGATATGAGAAGGATTATAAAAGAGAAAGACGATATCAAGGTGTCTATATTTAGCGGGGGTAGGTTGATTCGTGTTTTCATAGATTCTGGGTATAGGAATATAGCTATGGTGATAGCCGATTGCGGCAGAATAGCTAATGGTTGTTATCACATACATCATATTGAGGTGGTAAATATGGATAGGGGATGGTATGGTACATACGCCTTATATGGAAGGAAAATAGATTAGTCGGATATTGAACAACAAGGGAGGTATATATGGATAATATTATAACAAATGTGGATGGCGTGAAAGTAAAAGTAAGAGTATATGATTTTGGCGGCGAAGTGGCTGATAGATATACCATAGTATATGTAAATAAAAATATAAAGGATGGTTATGGGGTGGTGTATTATCCTGTTTTCTCATGTAGTGAGGATCCATTCCATCCATTAGGAGTGGGGATGTATGCGGGAGATTATTATCCGCATAGAAGTCATATGTACAATTTTGGTAAAAGAGTGAAGGATATAGATTCACTGCCAAAGAAAGTGATTGAATTTATAAAATATATTACACGATGAACGAAATAACTTACAACAATTACGATTTGGTTGCTTTTGAGCAGAATGGGGAAGTGGTAGTAGCCGTAACATTCTACAGGTATTACAAGAAGAAAGCTAAAGGTGAGGTTAATTATAGGTGGAGAACCAGATGCCCGGAATTGGTGGATAAGATCGTAAAACACCGTACCAAGGTGTTTACCGGTCAACTTATCCAGTTAGCGAAAGTGTATGGGGAGAAAAAGGTTATAAAATATCAAAAGGAGGAGGAAGAAGTATGTCAAAATACGATAGAGACGCTATAGAAATATATATACTGGATCATATAGATACAGATAATTATGGTAAGCAGTTTAAATATGATAGGGAATATCTATCTTTTATGCTTAACGTGTTCAAGGATGAGTATAAAGAACATATCAAAAGGGATGGGATTAAGAAAGCTTTTGAGGATTACATAATGAGCGTTCCATCCATATTTAGGATTCATATAGCGAATTGCGACATTAGATATTTATTACGTTCATGGGGCGTGGAGTTCGATGAGGATGATGATGAGATATACATCTTGTATAAGAGGATCATAAGAGAGGTCTTTTTTAAGATGTGTGAGGATATGAAAGTTTGTTAATGTTGGACCAAGCCTTGGCGGGGCGGAAGGAATACCATGATCGTACGTGTGCGGATATGGTCCGGGGTCGGTTCCCGGCGCCTTGGCATAATTTAAATATAAATGATATGGGAGATAATATTTTAAGAAAAGCGGCTGATGAGTTAAAGAAGGCCGGTTGCAGGGTTTTCGCATGGCAGGATGATACTTATAATAGAGGTTGGAGTAAGGGTGATTATACGATGTTGTATTACGCCTTCCCTGATTCACCCAACATCGGGTATCTGAGTCATGGGGAATATGGGATGAGCGTAGCGTATAGTAGAGCTTATATACCGAGCTGTGGAAGTGGATCGGGGTGTTGTGTCAAGGAGGAATCTACGTTTGACCTTGAGGCGGCGTTAGACGTGCTGAACGGGCCGTTACCTAGGTGGTGTAGGTCTTATGGGGTTTATCCAAAGCAGTACGATAATATTGATAAATGGTATAATAGCGATAATCATAACAAAAAATTATTTAAGGAGATTTGATATGGAGGTAAAAGATTGGGAAAATCTGGTTTTGAATACAGAAGTAGGATCACATTGTTTTGTTACGCTGATTGATAATAATGACATCAGTAGAGGTTACGCGCAGATCAGACGCGCAGAACATTTCGGGTATAATATCTGCTTCACTCGGTTATATGGGAATAAGTTTTATTTCGAGAAGATAGAGGAAGGTCGTACACAACAATATATCAATAGGAGGAAATAAGATGGTAATAGAATTTGATTTTGGGATATACAAAAACGGAGATTACGATAAGGTATATCTCCGCAACGGGGAAGAGGCAAGAGTATTATGTGATAATGGGAAGGGCGATCGCCCCATAGTCGTGATGGTTGAGAATGATAACGCAGATGATTATATTATTCTACGTTATAACGAAACTGGCAGAAGGAATATCAATAGTCAATCGGGTCTCGATCTTATGTTATCGGTAAAAGAACGGAAGCCAGAGTTGTGGGTTGTTGTTATATCTTACATGGATAATAAAGATAAGAGACAAAAGATGGTCTTGCCTAATTTTTTCTCAAAGAATATAAGAGGGAATATATATCTTCAAGGAAGCTCTAAATCAAGTGTATTATATTATGTTGATAAGTTAGAAGAAGATAAGTGCTTCGATGAGCTATGCGAGAAGATAAAGGTAAAGAGAGATCGTATTTATAACATGGAAATAATATCACTATCAGATGACGAGGCGACAGTTTAATCAGTTGATAAATGAGCTAGACGGCAAAAGCCCGTTTATCGTATTACATAGGGATGCCGTTGCGCCTAAATACGTGGGCGTGGAGGTGTCGAAGGATGGGATGGTATACAGATATGCGATAATAGGGATAAACGATGAGTATAAGGCTAAAAAAGCCCTTATTTCGAAAATATTAGGCATAGCTAGTTACCTAAATGGCGATAAGCCCTTAAAAAAGGGTTAATTAGATGTATTTATGACCTGCGGCATCATATACGATATAATGCCATAAATGACGTTGTATAGAGGATATGTATGATAATATGATAGATAACGCATTCGTGTCTTGATATCATAATATTATGCCATTATATCCTCTTTTTGTATAAAAAAGATAACAAATGATACAAACATCTTGAATATGGATGAAATTAAGATAGGAGCTGAAATTGTATTTAATATAACCGGCAACCATAATATAGGATATGCCAAAGGGGAAAAGTATATCGGGACGGTGTTAAGCGAGGATCACCGATCACGTCTTTATGTACGGACAATAGGAATGCCTAGGGCTTGTATTGATGAGCGGGATGTAGAGTGGGTTATTGATCCAGATGGGGATTTTGATATGGATGAGGCGATCCCGAATCCTATGGCAAGGGAGTTGTATAAGTTGATGGGTAGGTACGTTTATACGTTCGGTAGGTCTTATGAAAGTATCAATGGCTATATCGTGTACGAGTGTATGATGATGGACAGGGATTTAAGATATAATGTTATGTATGCGTTGCATGATCATGGATTTGAGATACGGCATATTGATAGTTATTCTTGGTGGATGACCAATGAGAGGTTAATGTCCGAGGTAACATACACGGAGGGGGATATTCATATAATTGTTCATGAGTGTATGGAAGATTATGTGGATAATGTGAAATTCGGGGAGGAGTTTTATAAAAACAAGGGAACGTGATAAGATACTTACTTGTGATGGCGATGATAATATTGACACCACCAAAAGGGAACGGAGGCATGCCCCTCGCCCCGAAGCCGGCCGTGATCGAGGCACGGGTATGGGATAAGCTGGCGGCCGCCCTGTCTTTCGTGGAGTCAAGGGATGACGATCGGGCGTACAACGCCGCATCCGGGGCGTTAGGGAGGTGGCAGATGAAAAAGGTGTATGTAGATGAGGTTAATAGGATATTGCGCCTTAAACGGGAGAAAAAGCGGTATAGATACGATGATAGAACAAATCCTATCAAGGCTAGGGAAATGTTCGAGATATATCAATCTCATCATAATCCGAACAAGGATATAGATCGGGCTATAAGATTACATAGGGGACTACATTCTACTAAATATGTTAAAGAGGTTAAGCGTAAATTGAGAGAATAAAAAGAATATAGGAGGATAAGGACATGGACGAGAATAAAATGATACGACCGATGGATTTTGTTCGGCTTACAAATATTGACGAATTAAATGTGATTAAGGACACTAAAAACCATATAGGGCTGGTGAAGGATGTCAGTCGGGACGGGAGAATGAGTATAATATGGATAGGTGAAACTTACAGCCAGTTGGCGTGGTTCAAATCGAGCGAGTTGGAGGTGGTGGATAACCTTGTGAGCATCCTGACATGCGGGCTGGCTAACTTTCGAGGAGACGGGAAAGAGAGCGCGGATAAATTTTATCCAATGAATTTATGTTATATAAAGAGGGGGTGATATATGAAATGGGTGATAATAAAAGGAGTTAGATATCCTAGTTCCGTGATATCAGCATTTGCGGCATATAATATGGATAACCCCTTCTTGAAGGTCAGGATAAGAAACAAGTATCATATAGTGCCTTTTGATGATGTTAATAAGATGGCTAATCAGATGGTGTATTTAATGGACAACTATCCTGATTTCGTTCAGATAGGGAGATGGTGGATATCCAAGAAAGCGGTGATGTCTTGGGTTCCCAAGGGGCAGGCCGTGGACGGATCGGGCTGGGTCATATCCTTTACCCTGTCCTTTGGATTGGAGGGAGGGACGCAAATTGGATTTGATAAAGAAGATGAATACCTAAGTGAGATAGATAGGTTAAACGAGTTGTTTAATGTAATATTATAAGGGAGTATGTTGATAGATGTAAATAAATGGATTGATAAAAACGGGAGCTTCGATGAAGCCGGCGGCTTGGATTTAGTGAGGCACGGATATGAGTGGATTAGACGGATGCGTAAATTCGAGAATAAGGCAGATCGTCATACTTTTCAGAAAGTGTTTGGCAATAAAAGAGGCAATGAGTTATGGGACTGTTTTTTAGAGGTAGGAAGATCTATCTTCATATTAGAAGATAGCTATTTCCTGATTAACGACAGGAACGTCTTCTCTTTATGTTTAGCAGAGTGTAGTGATTATGATCTATATGAGCTTGTTCATAATATTGATACGGATAGTGATCAAGGCAAATGATGTTGTTTAATTAAAAAAAAATAAATTGTTATGGAAATTAGAGAATGTTTATCGGTTTATCTAGAGAGTGGATATCTTTTTGACGATATGTCAGGAAGATTAAAGTGGTTTGAGATTGATAAGATCTTGATCAGTTTTACATATGGAGTAGTTAGATATGTAGGAACATGGGGAGGATGTAGGACTGAGAAGACATTAGATGGGAAATTATTTTATTCGTCCGAAGAATGTTTTAAAAAGGGCGAGAGCATTCCTAAGAGTGAACATAAGGAGGTACGTATGTCATTCGATTGACGTTAGGGATCTAATTATATTAAAAAAGGAGGGATTATGAAAAAGATTGTATTAAAACTGTATGAGTTTGATGAGCTGTCAAAAGACTCACAAGAAAGGATCATAGAGCGTGAGCACTGGAATGTAATGGAGCAATGTATGGATGCTTATGGCATAGACTATAAAAAGTCAATGAAAGCCTTTGAGGATATGACAGATACTAGGGTTTATAATTGGGAAGTTGGATACGAGAGATATGATTTTAGTTATGAGTTTAAATACAAGGATCCTATTTATGAACACCCTACAGATTATCATCGTGATATATTCCCTGAGAATCTATGCGGTAAATTACTGTTCAGATATATCAACAACAATATTATGCCATATATTATCAAGGGCAAGTATTTCTCCACGTCAGGTAAATATATTGATGGGAAATACAAATACAGGCACAAGTATAGTAGGGTGATGTTTGACTATGGAGATAATTGCTCATTGACAGGGATGTGTTATGATTATTATCTCCTGAAACCTATAATTGATTATTACAATGCATGGTGTACTTATCCGGAGGATTTTTCTTTAGAGGATCTGATGAGACAATGTTATGATAACTTCTTCAAGTCATGGCATGAGGAGTACGAGTATTGGGCTGATAATGAAGATGCGATACGTGAGGAGCTTCATCATAATCAGTATGAAGATCGACTCTATTATGAGAATGGGGATGTGTATGTTGAATCATTAAATGAAATAGCATGAAAGTGATATGTACAAGGTGTGGCGGAACAAATATTGCTTGTGAAGCGATCGTAAATCCAAACACCGGGAAAATAATAGATTATCTTGATGAATCTTTTATGCATGCTAATTGTGGGGATTGCAAGGAAGAGGTAGTGATAACGGATGTAGATAGAGTCAAGAAAGATATTGATTCTATGTTTTTCAAGTTCGTTAAAAAGAATGGGAAAGAACCTGAATACGTAGAATGTCAGATCGTATGGAAAGACACAGGGGATGATCAAAGAACGACAATAAAATTATCATTAAGCATCAATGATGATGATAATGATAATGTTTTCTATTACTGTAATGGGATAGAATCACTTAAGTCACTTGTGGAATATGGAGTAGGAGAGTTTATTGTAATAGATTGTTGGAGTTTTTTTTAGTATTGATAATTTGTAAATTGATGAGATTATGAATATAGAGGTAATAAGATACAGGCTTCCGGTTTATTGGGCTCATGCTCTGATAAATGATGATTATACCGGTTTGTTAGATAATGAAGAACAAGAAATAAGGAATTTCTTGAAACGAGTAAAAGCAGATCCCGTAAGTGTAGACTGGAAAACAGAGGGTTTTTATTGGTACAATAACGCTAATAATACACCGGGGGAATGCGTAGATTTTATTTTTCACAGGTGTAATAATTAAACTAAAATAATATGGAAACTACAAACAGACTATTTTATTCAAGTACAAAATTCTTTACAGAAAACGAGGAAGAATATAGAATAACAGCCACAGTATCTTTAGATGATGATTGTCATAACAATATGTGTGACTGGAGCATAACGGCCGATATCAGACAAAAAAACAAATATGGACGATATAAGGAGTATATGGGAGGCTGCTGCCACGATGAGATTGCGAAGTATGTTCCAGAATTGGCGAAGTTTATACCATTACATTGTTGTAATCATTATGGTGCTCCTATGTATCCGGTGGAAAATGGTATGTATCACATAAAGAATAGCGATAAGTCTGTGGCTATTGAATATTTACGTATATCAGACAAGGAATATTCCAAATTATCTGAAGCGGTGGACGATAAGATGTATTTCAAGTATCTGCTTTTCAATCTAGGGATTGTGGATAGATGGAAACGTGAATCAGACGAGCTTATTGCGGAACTTGAAAACCTGTGTGGAAAGAAATGGGTTAATCCATATAAGCCAGAAGAAGAAAGGTTTACCCTGACACTAACGGACGAGGAACGTTTGCTTATTGAAGAGCGTATTAAAGCCGGGTATTATTCCGCAGAAAATATCGAAAAACGTAGGGAAGAGGCTCATAAGGCAAAGATGATGGAAAAGCGTGCTGAAATTTGTGAGCAATACGATAAGATAATCAGGAATGCGGAAACAGACAAAAAGGTAATGCTCTGTGTGTTTGATTATGGATTGTCAACCGATAATGTAATATATTATAATCACACGAACACTTTATCTTTCAACCGGCGTGATTATGGGGAAAAGATCACACAAGAAGAGTTTGATGATTTCGTGAATAACGTGGATCGCTCCCAACTCCCGGAAGGAATTAAATTTAAGTTAAAGTAATTTTTAGTCTACACATAATCACTATCAGAAAAATGAATAAGATTATAGAAGATTACAAAAAGATAGTTGCCGGCAACGAGGCCGGCAAAAACATCTGCTTTATGTCAAGAGGAGAATACGCTGATCCGAAAATAGCGTACAATGGTATCCTCATGAATTACTGGGATGTGTATGATTGTATGGATGAGGTAGAAGAACCGACAGATGATGATTGGTTGAACGCGGTAAGTAATTTATTTGACTCATATACATATGATATTAAGAATACGGATGTTGATAAATTCAAGATGTCGGATGTAATGAACGTATATCGTATTATTAATCTGTAGTTGTATAACAAAAAAAATATTGATATGAACAACTCTATGGTCGCTCACTTATGGGCAAACGAAAAGAAAGAATCCGCAAGAGGTAGTAATTTTTTCTTTGAAGGTAGAAGTATTTATTCTTATGGTTATCATTTTGAGGTTGGAAGAATCGTAAGAAATAAGTGTGGTAAAAAGGCGTATTTGCTTAACGATAAGTATTATTCTTCTTCCACCTGTAAACATCAACATTGTGTTCGTAGTGCAATACCAACTGGCTCAAAGGTATTTTATGTTGGATATAATATGTCTGATGATGGCAGCATGGCTTTTATCACCAGTCAATTGGAGCTTATCAAAGAGGTTATCGAGAAATACAAGAAGGTTAGAACAAGCCTGTCTTATAGGGATGTTTGGGGAGTATTTAGAAGTCTAATGGATTATATTGAGTTCTTTAATATGGGTACTCCCAAGAGCCTTCTTAAAAAGAGTGCAAACACATGGATCGGAACTAAACATGAGTTATCTTATGGATCGGATAAGATTAAAAGTGAATACGTCCATGAGTTAAAGCGTGTGTTTGAGGTATTGCTAAATCATCAAGCGTTAGAAACTTTAGGAACGACCAATGTGATAGTAGATGAGATTTGTGGTGAAGGAACGTGGGCTGGGTATGTGGCCAGATGTCAGAGATGGGAAGACAGTCAGGCGAAAAAAGAGGCTTTAATTTTTGAAAAAAGAAGAAAAGAAAAAGAAGATCGCAAGAAAAAATTTGAAGAACAGATCGAGATGTGGAAGTCTGGCAAGATTCTGAAATTATATTCACATTATTATTTGGAGGATGACCAGCCTAACGTATGGCTTCGCATTAAGAATGGCATAATTGAGACTAGCAAGAATATCAAGATAGGGCGAGCTGAAGCTGAGAGACTTTGGAAATTGATAAAGTTCTTCCATAATGGCGGTAAATTCCAACACGATATGGTATTGGATACAACCAGTCACAAATGGAATATCAATAGCTATAAGAATGATATATTGGTTGCTGGGTATCACAGGATAGCGTATAGTGAGATGGAAGGTATTGCGAGACAATTAGGATGGGATTAAACAGCTATCAAGTAACATTTGAGAGCTATGGCGATCACTATCAGATTTACGGGAGAGACATCCAAGATGTCATGGGTAGCGTTACCGGTGGAGCCGGCGTGTATGGGTAAGGTGGGCGAGGGAACGAGGCGTCCGCCCATGTTCGTTGGATTGGCTGAACAGATAAAGCTACAATGTAGTGATATAATTAAAGTGAAAATAACAATATAAATACATGTAAAATTATGGGAAAGAAAATGATAACAATACCATTTGATTTAGAGTTGGCAAAGAAAATCAACAATGGTGAGCGCAATGGAATGATTGTAACGGATGGCGATAATTACAGAGTAGAGTTTGTGTATCATAGGGAAGAGTCTTTCCCAATCCTATGAGTTATCCATACTGATCACGGCATAATATCAGATTGGTTCTCAAATAATGGATTCGGAGGAAAGAATTATAGACTTAAGCTTAAAGTTCCAGAATATACCACATTCAAGGACGGAGATGTATTGAGTAATGAACAGGGTGATTACCTGTTTATATTAAATACGAACGGAGAATATCTTACATCTTTTCATGCATCATGGAAGAAGGGGAGTTTAATTAACGAATTAATGCTTGTCGTGAACAAGGAGGCAGAAATAAATGTAACGGTAGCCGGTGATGATTACGAGACAGAGTACACACCATATTTATATGATTTTTCGATCATTGATTTTACCGATGTCCATCCTGATGATGGGGAGGCGGAAGATAGGGTTGTTTTACAAATGTATCGTTAATAAGGCAAAAGATGAAAACAGTAAAATTATCTGATTTTTATCCTTATGACAAGGATAAAGGAGGGATACAAGGGTTACTCCATAAGTTTAAATATCAAATACTTAATTATTGGGGAGGAGATACCGGAATCCTGATAGGAATCACCCTGGTATATGAAAGACATTTGTGGAACGAGGAAGTTAAAGTAATATGATTATGGACGATAATAGGATAATGGAAGCGGCTAAATTGATAGCCAACTCCTCAGCAGCCTTAATACAGGCTATAGGGATGATGAGTGAGAATATAGAGAGGGCTAACAGAGGGGAATCTCTGGCTTATACCGAAGATCAGTTTATGAAACTAATTCAAGATAACGGAATAACGTATAACGATGTAATACAAAGGGGTTAGAGATTATGAAGGACGTAGAAAGAGTAAATGCATTAAATAAAATGCTATTAAATGCGAACGTAGTAGCTTATGGAGCTATGGTTGATTTGATCAAGAGAACAGGGAGACTTGATCTTGACATGGATAGCGGAACCCATGTAGATGATTTTCCGGCTGAAATAAGGGTCTTTACCGATATTGGGTTGATTTGTTTATCTATAACATCCGTGTATTTATCGGGGGAAGATAATTTGATGGTTGATGGATATGATGAAAACAATGATAAAGTTGATGGGGTGAATGTTTATTACGACCAGATAGACGAGGTAGTATATCTGGTTAAAATCATATTAGAAGAAATGGAGGGAAAAGATCATGGGGAAAGCAGTTAAAACAGATATAGAATATAAGGAAATATTAGAAAAATCACTATCAGCAATCCAATATCTAAGAATACATGGATTCTCGACGTACATGGAATCGGAGGGAATTGTTAATAGGATAATGATGTTTAAGGATAAGAATGAGATGAGGGATCGAAGGATTAAATCAATTCTATAGTGGTTGATCATAATGGTAGAGAGATATAAGTACAAGTGTATTGATGCTTATGAGGAGCCGGAGAATCCAATGGAATGGTTGCCGTGTCCACGATGCGGCCTCCTCCCTTTGGTCTGGGAGTTCGATAACGGGAGGGTTACGGCGTGGGGCTGTTGTTTGTTATCGAGTGGTGGGCAGTCCAGAGCCTCAAATACGGTAACATCCAATAGTCCCCACGCTTCTTTTATTTAGAAACCACCGAACGAAGGGGACAGGGAGGGCAAAAACAAACACACAATGAAAAAAGCATTCTTATTTATCAGTACGGCATTCTTGTTATCAAGTTGCGCAGCGGTAAAGTCTCCGGTAACAGGTTATGTCTATCAAGAGACTCAATCACCTTATAATATATAAAGGGGATCTAAGCAAAAGAAGATTGAAAGATAATAAATTGTTTTGAGAAAGGTAAACAATCTCAAAACAATAAATAAGGTTTAGAAAGGTTCATAGAATGTAGTAAGATCAAAAATGTGAACTTCTTCAAGATCAAAAAAAAGAAAAGATTTAATAACATTTAAAAATATAGAAATCAAATGAGTTTAAAAAGAAGTATGCTCAAAACCCGATAAAAATATTTATTCTAATCAGAGATTGTCAAATGAAGGGATGAGATTCAATCCTGATTATCGACGCCCATCGACTTCTAGAGAGTTGAAAGAATTCACGATTAAAGGACAAAAGATCTGTGCATACTCAAGAAAAGATGCAATCAAAAGACTTAAAGCAAGAGGGGAATTATGAAACAGACAGTAGAAGTAGCGATTGAATACGCAGGATCGGTTATTAGTTCGTTTGGAACAAATGGAGTACCGAACGGCATTTCTGCCATTAAAGAGATGATTGCTTCTGGTTTTAAATCCGGTGCCGAATGGCGGTCAAAGCAATCACCGTGGATAAAAGTAAGCGATGGGCTACCGGATGTAGATGATTATTATCTTGTCACTGATGGAGAAAGTATTTCCATGGCTTACTTCTTTAAAGGCTGGGGCAAATTTGCCAAGTATCATAAATATCCGCATCCATTTTACGATGACGGGGTAGTTAAATTATATATGCCAATACCTCCGATCTCTTTAGCACTTGAAGGAGATAGAGGGATATTAAACATAGGTGAATTTAAGAGAAAGGAGATTGATTATGAGCAGAAGTAAGGAATATAAAGCGATAAAGAATTATATCCATAATGAGCTTGGGCTTACGAACAATGAGGCTTTGATTGAATTGTCAAAGATTTATGATATAGTCTGGCGACAATGCCCTTGCTTGAAAGGCATAATGAATACCAACGTTACACCGGAACTTGAAAGATTGGCATGCGAACAAATGAAGGGATAAACAATGAATGACAAATTTGTAGACATGCCGAAATGCATGGCGGACAAATACGAAACCGCCGACTTTATTGCCAGCGATCCCGTCCAGTTCCCAAGGCGGTATTCCGGGCGGGACGCGGAGGTCAGTGGGTTCATTACTTCGTGGCTCTCGTTCGGGAATCGATGAGCGATCTCATCGAGAACGCCAGCGAGAAGAAATATAGATTCAGGTTAGATTATATGGATGAGGAGTTGACAGTAGACGAGTTTATAAGAGGCAGGATGAAGAAAGTTGTAGACAGCAACATCGAGACAATGGTAGAATCAAAAGCCAAATCTTTTGTCAATGAGTTAAGGAAAAGGTATGATATGGCGTTCGCTGCCTTTGTCGTAGATAACATGAGAAAGCAAAATATGTTGAAGGAAGATAAGATAGCTGAGCTGTTAAAGGACAACCCAAATGAGAAATAGGGAAGATGCCAAAGGAAGACGGAGATCGGTGCTCATGACACCGCCCGTACCGGAGAAGGTCAGGGTATTATCCCCGGCATGGTATAGGGCGGCAGTGGAGTTTCAAGGTAGGCCGGAGCAGGAGCGACTAGCCTTTTGCTCGTGGTGTTGTTGTCATGGAGGGTGTAATTTGTGTATGGATATAAGCAAATACAATATAAAAGGGCTTAAGATATATGGAGGATAAGGTGATTATATACCATTTTACGATTTTAGTGTAAAATGGTATATAATCACCTAAGCGTATTAACTATTAATAATGTTTATTTAATTTAATTCAAAAACAAAATGTCTACTTTTGTAGACACATAAAAATTACACATATGAAAAAGAGTAAATTTGTAAAGGAGTTAGAGAGGATCATCGATATGGTTAAGGCCGAGGATGATGGTTTCGAGTATGGTGGTAAAGTCATTTTCTATAAAGAAGATGATGATAACTATGAAATCTCGGTAAAGAACATCGAGATGAATCTTATGGCAGAGGCCAATACTATGGCTAGTATGAATGATAGGACTTTCGCCTGCCTTATGAGTGAGGTCTATAAACAAAAGTTTACAAAGGCTATAACGATATCGGAGGATGAGGATGATGAAGACAATTGATAAGATGACCGATCAGGAGATATATGATCTTACTGATGAGCAGGTAGAGAATTTGATCGTAATAAGATGTGCGGAGGAAGGTGTCAGGTTTATGGATGAGCCTCCAATCATGAGGACATATGACTGTAAACCTATTTCTCCATCCCATTTCTTCTACTATTTAGAAGGATTGAATATAGCCGTTCTTGATCAGGATGATGCTATTAAAATAGCTAAGTTCTTAAGTGACTTTGATCTGTACAGGACTAGATATGATTTCACCGTATCCAATGAAAAGCTATACAGCAAATTGGATATAATTAATATCAAACATACTCCGATGTTTGATACGAAAGACGAGGAGACCTATAAGTCTATCAAGGATAAGAACGATAAGATTGAGGCGGAATATAAAGACCAGCTAGAGAGATATGAGAGAAATATGAAGAAAATGAGTAAAATTCGGGCCGAGATATGGGATAAAGTAGCCGATATAAGACATAGGATTGATAATATGAACTATCTTAGGTCGCTTTTTGCAAGGGAATATCTACCACTGGTGGATAATGATACGGATAAGGCTATGATATTTTTCAAGAAGGCTTATGGCGTGGATGATGATACGGAAAGATATATTCGTGAAGGAATAAAAGATTATCCTTTGTTTAACAATAATATAGATTAAAATGCACAATTGGTTTAAATGTACGGTTTCTTATGAGACCGATGCCGAGAACGGCATGAAGAAGAAGGTAAAGGAAGAGTATTTAGTAGATGCCTTTTCTTATACCGAATGTGAGGCTAGAATCATAGAGGAGATGAAGCCATTCATATCCGGTGAGTTTAGCGTTGATATCAAACGATTCAGGATAGCGGAATTGTTTGCCATGGATGGAGACCGGTTCTATAAGGTCACGGCTGATTATATTACGATAGACGAGAAATCGAACAATGAGAAACGCAAGGCGTTTAACTACATCGTTCGGGCCAATGACCTTGATCATGCCAAAAAGAATTTCGAGGAAGGCATGAAAGGAACCATATCAGATTTCGTTGTCACTTGTATCAAGGAAGAGAAGAAACTGATGGACTTCTACGAGTTTGATGGTAAGATCAGGAATCCGGAGAAAAATGAGGATAGTAGGCAGTAAAGCTAGCTACGAAACCACGTCGTCCATAGCCGAGAAGTTGATGGAGATAAGTAAAATGGAGGGTACGATTTATCGTATCCTCACATTGTCTAACAAAACTTATCTAGCTTCTAAATTAGGATATAGCAGATCGGGGTTCTATAAGAAGATACAAAACAGGAGTTTTAATATCCGGGAACTAGCTCAGATATTCGATACGATCATCAACTTCAAGGATCAAGATTGGACTGAGGGTAAGATTAATAGGCTTAAGAGGTATAGGGCTATGAGCCTTATAGAGTTCAACAAAAGTTATAAAAAGAAAAAGGCATGAGAGGTAGGATGTTACCGTGTGAGAGATGTGGGAGGATGGTAACCATAAGGAGTAAGGGGTTGTGTCCCGCGTGCAGAGCCAAGGAGCTACCGCCAAAGGAAAGAGCGGCGATACGGGTGAAGGCCAAGCCAAAGGGGAAGAGCCTAGCCGTTTTCTTTGGCGCCCATGTGGCTAGGTTGAGTATGACAAGGAGATCTGCTACCGGCGCATACATACCATGCCCGGGGGTAAGCAACATATGCCACTTATACCCTAAACGGAAATATAAATCAGTTGCTGAGGATAATGATAACATTATCTACTTGACGGCTGATGAGCATACAAGATTCGATTATCTATTAGATACGATGGATTTCAGCCGACTCTTGGACGAGTTTGGCAACGTATGGCTGTTGGCAGCCAGAAGGATGAGGGATCTCGCACCTAGAGTCGAGGAGGATGGTAAATTAAAAACCAGATTATTATCATGGATAGAAGAAAACGAAGATTACTTTTAGACCTAGGATATAAGGCTATAAGTGACACAGTATATAGTTATGGGATGATCATGGAAGTCATAAGCGATCAAGAGCCGTTTGATGACATGAGAGTTCGTTTATCCGAGAGACACAATGTGATTATCGCGGATGATGGGGAGGTGGGATGGTCGGTTTTAGGCAAGATAGCGAACGAGCATCGGTCATCATATTGCTGGCGATCATCATTACCAGTATTAAGATCATATCATACAGATCCTAAATTTACCGCTTTCTTTGGCATATTAGACGTTTTGTCAACGATCCCAAAGAAAGATATGGTTGAGGAGGAAAAGTCTGTTGAAGAGCCTAAAAACGAGCCTAATGAGGAGATGGAGGTTGAGTATGATCTGGAGACAGAGCAACAGTATTATGCCGCTGAATGGATAAAGGATATCCCGACACCTGTGTTATATAGAATGACTGTCGCCGGCAAACGTGTGTATTATGAGATGGATGTTGATGGGTATCCTATCATATACGATGGAGCCACTAACAATATCGCCAATGGGTATTGTGATACGTCTGGCGCCTTGGAGAAGTGGAAGAATGAGATGAGACTCAAAGGGAAGGATCCTGATGAGTACGCTAACTACAGGGCTGACTTAGGTACTATCATGCATTATCTATTTGGGTTGTATCTGACCGGGGTTAAGATAAAGCTGATCCCGACATGGATCAGGAAGGTGGTCAAGGAAGCCAAGCTAAGAATAGACAAGTATAGGATGGAGCGGATATTAGTGGATAACATTGATGAGCTGATAGAGGATCTAATATCATTTGCCATATTCTGCAAGGAAAGACATGTAAAACCTGTATTGATCGAGAAGATGTTGAGGTCAAGCAGGTTAAAGGTAGCTTCTTCGGTGGACGCAGTGGTGGAGATGGATAGCGAGCCGGAGATGGTGGAGATAGAGGTCGAGACAGGAGAGTTCTATAAGACGGGAGCCAAGAAAGGTCAGCCTAAGACGGAGAAAAAGAAGATAAAGAGATGCAGGAGGATATTCGCTATATTGGACTTCAAATCAAACAGGAAAGGCAATTTCTATGACGAGTATGCTTTCCAACTTGAGTTATATAGAAGAATGATATTAGAGAACTATGGAAAGATATTGGAGATAGAGGAGATATATAACTTCGCTCCGGGTGATCCTACCGCAAAGACCAGCCAATATAAGTTGAAGAGACAGACTGACAACCCTATATTGAATATGGCTACCGTAGTATATCTTCAAGGAAAGTATAAGTTCGAGAAAACTAATTATACGGTTACATCAAGAATCGGATCCTTGGACATAGAAGGCGAGTTTGATGTTAATAAGTTGGTAAGGAAAGAGCCGCTGAGGGACTATATATATAGAGTCATGAATGAGAGGAGAGGGTGATGGAATTTAGGGAGTTCAATAAGAGCGTTCATCGGTATGAGCTGGATCATAGCAAACCAAGAAGGAAGCTGACGTGCCCGCAATGCGGCAAGGATAAGTGTTTTACGCCGTACGTGGACGTAACCACCGGTCAGATCGTTGGAGAGCAGTTTGGGATGTGTGATCATAAAAATAAATGTGGTTACTTTAAATATCCAACAGGAAGCGAACTTGGGAACAATGATCTTTTTACCGATTCAAACAAAGTATTAAGGAGGTACAGACCTCCTATGGATCCGGATATAGCCAACTGCATTCCGGTAAGCAAGATGTTTGAGACGCTTAATCCTTTCGAGACATCCGATCTTCAGGATTATCTATCCAATATCTTCGGATCGTATCATACCAATAGGGCATTTAGCTTGTATAAGGTGGGGATGATGAGATTCGGGGACTGGGGTAAGTGCTGTGTGTTCTGGCAACTGGATAAGAATTGGGTAGTGCGGACCGGGAAGATAATGGACTACGGGCCTGACGGGAAGAGGGTAAAGGTTCCCATGGATCATGTATGTTGGGTGCATATACTGGACGGTCAGGATTACATGCTTAGGCAATGCCTGTTCGGGGAGTTTCTTATCAACTTCTATCCCAATGACGCTCCGGTGTATATAGTAGAGTCAGAGAAGACGGCTGTTATCTGTAACATCGTGTACCCTAGTAGGTTGTTTATGGCCTGTGGCGGTATCCATATGCTGAAAAGGGAGATGATAGAGACATTGGGTAGGAGGCGGATAGTCCTGTACCCGGATAAGGGCGACGCTTTCAACGAATGGAGAAAGAAGGTAGACAAGGATATGAGGGGGATGAATATAGAGATAAGTAATTTTCTAGAATCAAAACCCAATATAAATGAGGGAATGGATATAGCGGATTATTTTATTATTAAACAAATTTACAATGGCAAAGGTAGTTGACAATTACAAGAAATTCAAGGTGCTTGAAATAACAAGACAGGAGATGATGGATAAGCTCACCAGATATGGGTGCTTAGGTATTTGCGATATGTGTAACAGACCTACATCCGTAGGTTATTACGTGGCGGTAATCAATCAATGGATGTGCAAGGACTGCTATAATGATTTCATCAAGTCAATTGATAGGTATGAGAAAGATATGAGAATAGAGAACAGGAATTTTAATAGATTCTGTGATCTATTTAATGTCAAAATACAAGAAAAGGCATGAGAGAGCTATCTTTAGCCCAGAAAGCTATGTTAAACGGATCCGTATGCCCGTACTGTAAAACCCCATCCACTATAATAAATACGGTAGAGGGGAAGCAGGTTGGATGCGAGGAGTGTGGAGCTTGGATGAGATCCGATCCTTTTGGGAAGCCGATGGGGAGGCTGGCTAAGCCGGATCTTCTTAGGAGTATGGATATGGCAATGACTGAGATTAATATATTTGCGTATAGAACAAAACGGGATGTGCAGGATATTTACAAAAGCCTATCTGGTGAATTGGATATACCAATAGAACATGTATCCCCATATAAGATGTCTTTGCCATCACTACTTAATACCATGAGATATATTGAAAAGTATAGCGATAATCATATACGGATATATGATAGAACCATGGTAAAGAAGGCTTGCCCTAGGCACGGAGCGGTGGTGATCGGGAGCAACGCCTGCCACGGGTGCCCGGAGTTCCTGTTCCATGTGGTAAACGACACGACCGATACGGTGGTGTGTGATATGGATATGAGTTATGGAGATCGCAAGAAGGATAAATATGAGCATTAGAGCTAATGATAATGGAACATTTGAGTATCGAATCAAATTGGATACCTTTAATAAAATGAATAATACATGTAAAATGAAGAAAGTTTATTTTGTTCACAAACCAACAGGTTTTTATGTTGGGGGCAATGTAAGTAGCGTAGAAGCTACAGTTTATAATAAAATGGTTAATATGGGGATGAGTAGCGAATTAGCCGATAAATTTAAAAAGGTAATAGGTACATTCCCTTGCACATGGGAGATACCAGATGAATTTGCGTCTGATCCATATTCGTATATGATTAAGCGTCTGGGATTGGAATATCCATCTTTTTTAAAGGAAGAGGATTTGGATATGCAAGAGAATATAGATTTTGATGATGAGGAGGACGAAGAGGATGGGGAGATCGACTGAATATTACAGGACACATCCGGAAGCCAGAAAGAAGAAGGCTGAGACGGACAAGAAGATCAACGCCAGACCTGAGCAGAAAGCCAAGAGACGGGAATTGGGTCGCAAGAACTACAAGACCGATAAGTTGAAGGGGAAGGCTTATCGGAAGGGGAAGGACCTATGCCATACGGCTAAGGGATTAAGATATAAATCAAGATCAGCTAACAGAGGATCTAAATCCGATACGGCTGGCGATAGAAACGCAAGAGGATGAGTGAGGATAGGATATGGAGGTCATCCAAGGAGATTATCATGGATGCCTATGAGAGGATAAGAAAGTATCAGTCGGGGGAACTTCTCCCGGCTCATACCGGATATCCTTATCTGGATAAGGCTTTGCTGGGGGGATTTTACCCCCAGCATGCGGTAGCCATAGGAGCTAGACCCGGAGTCGGCAAGTCTTATTTGGCGCAGAAGATCATGAGCAATGTGATGAATGTCAATATCAATCCACAGGCAGATGATTATGTATGGTTAAGATGTGAGTTTGAAATGAACCCAGAAGATTTGATGTTACGTTCACTATCAAAAAAAATGGGGAAAGACATACAAGATATACTCCTTAACGAGATGTCAGAAGATGAGGTAAAAGAAATGCAGAGATGCCTCAAGGAAGAGAACTCTAGCAGAATAACATACATCCCTAAACCATCAACCGTAGATGAGCTTCAAAACTTTCTATGGAATGAGTATATGCCAATAAACAAGGATAAGAAAATGGTATTCGTGTCTATAGATCATACGGCTCTAGTACAAGGTTTAGGAGACGCCAAAAGAAATATCGACTCGTTGATAACCATGTGTAATATCGCTAAAAGAACTTTTCCTAATATTTTCTTTCTTATAATATCCCAACTCAATCGTGATATCGAAGGACGGCGGGATCCAAAGGATCATATGCCAAAGCAATCTGATTTTTATCAATCAGATACATTGGGACAGTTATGTACGGCTATGGTAGCGTTAAATATACCGAAAAGATACGGGTACTCCTCATACATGCAATTTCCGCAAGGATGGTATCCTAATCTGGAACGTTTCAAGAGCGAGTCAAGACGATCCTTCCGTGTGGATGGATTATTGTTCCATCATATCGTAAAGGTCCGTCAAAGATCATTGGAGGAGATTGACGCTATACATGTAGATATCATGAAAGGATATGAGCGATATTATCCTGATGGAGGGGTGGTGCGCCAAGAAAGACCGGGAGGCTCGAATGCCCCCGTGGGTAGCGGCAAGCCGGATACGACCGTAGTGACGCTTCCGCCCCCACCTCCCGGTGTTCCATTGGAGCAACAATATATACCGCCCAGTGATGATTTCAATGTAGTACATGACGAAACACCTTATTGACATGAGATTGAGACATAATTACTTGCTTGTAGTGATAAAGGTGCTGGAAATGTTCTTGAAGACCGTATTGTCGGTTGAGGATAAGATGGGGATAAAGGAAATTATATCCTCGTTGAAGGAAATGGCTAAATACAGCATCAGATATATCATAGATAGGGAACGGGAAAAGGAGATCATGAGTATCTGTGATGAGGTATCCAATAAAGTACAGGAGTATAAAAGGATAAATGACAACTCAATGATATTGGAATTGGAGAACCTAAAAAGGGAAGTTGTGGCGGTGGAGGATCTTCTTAGCTCATACAAGGGGGTTCTTGACGCCGAACTGGTGATAGCCGAGGATGATATCAGAATCATACGGGACAAGATCGCTATAAGCCTGAGGGAGGATGGAGTATGTAAGAGCATGACTGATGCTGATAAAAGGGCTAGGGTGGACGTAAGATACGAGAGGGCGTTAGAGGATTATCGAATCCTTCTAAGATGCGCCAATACGGTTAGGGCTAAGATGTCGGTTGTAGGGCATCTTAACCAATCTATAAATCAATCTATATCAGTTGGTAGGGTTGGTATGGCTAATGAATCTTATACAGTAAAACAATATGAAAAAGGGAAAGAGATTATCGAAAGCAGACGCCCTTAGGGTGTTGAGAAGAGCTTACAATCTAATAAAGAATGATAATTATGCGTTTATATGCATAGCAATAGAAAGGACAGCGGTTGAATTATCACTTGCTGAAAGATCATGTGTGGCGTGTTATCTTATACCAGAACTGAAGATGTTCAAACCTGTAAACAGAAAAAATGGAGATTTTTGGTTTCATTCATCAAAGAAAAACATAAGGTTACATATAATAGATACGCTAATAGATATATATAACGGAAATGATCATCCCGATATAGTCGAGAGGGTAGCCGGAAAGATTAGGTCAATATTTTAACTTATTTACATATGTATGTAAATTTTGAACAGATGATGACATCAGGATTAACGATGTCTGATGTTGGATATCTTTTGATGATCCGGCAAAAAGAAGAGATGGCTAACACCATTCCAAAGGAGAAAATAGATAGTTATAAAGCATCTGGTTATATTGAGCTTCAGAAGAATGGGAAGTGGAAGATAACGCCAAGGGGAGGATCGCTGCTGATGCTGATAGAGACACCCGGTCTGACACCGGAGGTCGAGGGGGTCCGGGACCGTATCGTTGGGGTATATAACGATATGGGTAAGGATACAGGAGCTATCAAGGAGGTGGAAAAAAGGCTTATCTGGTTTGTGGCTAACACCAACTTCAAGGAAGAACCTATAGTAAGGGCCGTAATATCTCACATAGATCTTAAACGTGAATATACGATGAGATTGGATAACTTGATCTGGAAACCATCAAATGTGTATAGCGTGCATATGAGTTTATCGGAATCAACGTTATTCGATACGATCATAAAAATGTATGGCATGACGTCTGACTTGTATCTTAGGGAGAACAAGAACAAGGAGCTGGCATGGTTGTTCGCCATAAGCCGGCTTCCGGATCCCCCAAAGAGAATGGATAAGGAATACGCTATCACAGGCGATGTTAAGATGGATATCGAAAGGATATCGGATATAAAAAAAGAATTAGGTAGAAGATTGAAAATGTCGATTTAGATTATAGAAAAGGATAAATTATTGAGAATGATAAAAGAGGTGATATTCGAAAAGGTAGGTGAATTTAATGGGCTTAATCGTCCTGAATCGATAACCAATAATGATGAGCTGGGCGCGGATATGGCCTTGGATTTCCTTGATTTCGTGGAAGTCGTAATGGAAATGGAGAAGAGAACTGGTAGATGTATACCTGATGAAGTGCTTGATGTCAAGCCTTATTACGAATTGACGGTAGGAGAGATTGCAAATATGTTGTACAATTATTTAAAGGATTATGAAAAGAGATGAGTTATTGGAGATAGTGAGGGAAGAGATATTCGAGAAAATGCATGAGTTCAATTACATTAATAATATAGAGGTAATTGACGATGTAAGAGAAGACAGTAATTTGTCATCCGATCTAGCTATGGATCCATTTGATTTATTAGAGGTATTGATAGGGATTGAAGAAAAGATGGATATAAGGATACCGGATGATGTCTTTGGCGATAAATCTGTCGATGAACTAACTGTAGGGATTTTTGTGGATATGTTGTACGATTGGCTTGATAGTAAGTAATGGACTTCGGATATGATGATTGGGAAGAGGGGCTAGAGACCCCTCTTGTCGATGATTGCGATGACGATTACAACGAGGAGGACGAGTATGATTTCGGCTAAAGAACTAAGGATAGGGGATCTTGTAAAAGACAAGGCTGGCAATATATGGAGAGTAGGGTGCGTTGCTGGTATGCGTAATGAAAGTAAGTCATTGATCCTTGAATGTGAGGTTGATGATGGGATAATGAAATGGTATTCCGGGGAAGATGATGTCATACCTATTGAGATAGATGATAATATACTTGATACTATCTATTTCAAGCGTGATAAGGGGCGGGATGTATATCGAGGCTATGGAATATCTATAGAGATTTTTGATGATGGGTATTATCTTGGGCTTAGGGATCTGGAAGACGATCTAAGCGATCCTATTCAGATTAAGAATCTTCACCATCTACAAAACCTGTTAATGGACTTATACGGACATGACATAAAAATAGATAAGCTTTATGGTAATACCGGAGAATAACTTATTATGTAAGGTTATAAACGGAGAGAAGGTTCTCGCCGCCTCTTACTCGCAGATAGACACGTTCATCCAGTGCCCATATAAATGGTATAAGACTTACGTGGAGGGTCACAGATCCACGGAAAAGCACGAAGCTACGTCATATGGTACGGTTATCCACCAGACAATGGAGTATTTCTTCAAGAACGGATGCAGACCTTCTTATGAGGATATGAGTAAGGCTTTCAATTACTACGCCGATATAGAACAGATCCCTTTTGATAGCGTAAAATCCCAGATCGAGTCTATGCAACATGCGGCTAGGCTAATAAGATGGATTGTGGGGTTGTTTGAGAAGGATGCTGCTGGCAATTATAAGAAGGCATGGTCTGATCTTACGCCAATGGAGAAGGTGGTCCGGGGGTCGAGACCGGCCGGCGTGGAGGAGAGCTTCGTCCTGCCCTATAAGCTACCCAAGCCCCTTACCTTGGATGGCGTGACGTACGATAAGGTACATATCATAGGATCGGTGGACTGGCGTGGAGAGTATAAGACAAAGGACAGGATAGCCATGTATACGATAGACTGGAAGTCCGGGAGAAAGTTATTCGATGAAGATAAGCTGCTTCATAATCTCCAACATCCGATATACGCCTTCTACATACTGAGAAAGTACAAGGTATTGCCGGATATGTGCAGCTATTTCTTTACCCGCATGCTGGACAATCAGAACGTGAAGGTAGATAAGGAGAAAGTAGAGAGATCTGTCAAGGAACTTAACGATATTCTCCTTGACATGTATGATTTCGAGACAAATAAAATAGATAGCTATCAAGCTCACGTTTGGGACGATGCCAAACAAGGGTATAAGTACGAGAAGCGCTACCTCATGGGACGCCAGCCGGCCTGCCTTGAACCCCGCCCCAAGCCCTTGTGTTTTTGGTGCGATTTCTCGATCCACAAACAAGGGACATGCAGGTACTCATCGGATTGGGATGAGTCAAAAAGAAAGAATAAAAAAGATTGACTTTATTAAAAAGCCTAGGTAAATATCTAGGCTTTAATTATATTTGTGTCAATAAATAAATGATTATGGATAAAAACGAAAGAGAAAAACAGGTATTGGATCTTCTGATGTCTAGAAAGGATATTAGGAAATTGGTAGAGAAATCAAATGAATGTTATTCTAAAATGGATTTCGTTGGTGCCATGAAATGCCGGCAGGAGATAAAGGATATCGTAGACCGGGAATCGAAGATCATGTTGACAAAAAGCGAGTCTTTGGTGAGTTTGATGAATAACGCTGATAATGAATATAAATTCAATATGCTGGTATGGCTACATTCCATGATGTGTATGGCGGATGTATTTAACGGGATATTGGAGGATTTCAAGGATGGGGTAAGAAAAGCCAATGGCAACTCCAAGTTCGTTAAGTTCGATAATCTGGATCGGTTAATGACAGAATGTAAGAAGGAGATTGATTACATGATGAAAGGCACAAGTAAATCGTTCCAGATATCCTTCGCCGTAAGGAGCGATGAAATGAGAGAGATGATAGAGAATATGGTAGGGGATAATATCCGTGAGGGGTATGACGTGTTCAGTAAGGAGGCAGAGATGGTTAATGAGACGGATAGGGACAAGATCGAGGAGTTTAACAAAAGTCTGGCTCATGAATAAACACATATCAAGATGGCATATAAATTAAGATCATATCAAGAGGAATGCGTTAAAAGCATTTCAAGTTATATAAATTCCGATAGGAATGATCCGGTATTGGTTATAGGCCCAGTAGGTTGCGGGAAATCCTTGTTGATAGCGGAAGCGGCCAGATTGATGGGAGATAAGACACTGGTCTTACAACCATCAAAAGAATTGCTACAGCAGAATTATGATAAGCTTACATCATATGGCATACCGGCTACCATCTACTCCGCCTCCTGTGGCAAGAAAGAACTATCTAACATGATATACGCCACATTAGGATCTGTCAAGAAAGTTATTGGTCAGCTTAAGGAGATGGGGATCAGGAACGTATTGATAGATGAGGCTCATGCCGGGTATAGCCCGGAGGATGGTAGCGAGTTTATGACATTTATGAATGAATTGAAACCGAAAAAGGTGATAGGATTTACGGCTACTCCATGCAGACTTAAGCCTATGTCAATAGGACAAGTATCATACTCTCAACTTAACTTCATAACCAGAATGAGACCGGTGTATTTCAAGAACCTGATCCATGTCATACAGGTGGAGGAGATGATAAGACAAGGATTCTGGACACCTCTTAAGTACGAGACATGGGATTTCAATGGAGATGCCCTTAAACTTAATTCTAACGGCTCCGAATATACGGCTGAGTCTATTAGTGAGGCGGTGAGAAAAAATGGCTTAAACAACCTTATTTTACGTCGGTTGATGGTATTAAAAGACGTATGCAGATCTATACTGGTGTTTATGGATTCTGTTGAGAGCTGCAATACCGCCGCCGAATGGATGAACGCAAAGATATGCGCTGGCATGGCGGAAGTGGTTCACGGAGGCACGCCAAAGAAACAGCGGGAGGCTATAGTCGAGGGGTTCAAGTCAGGTAAGACGAAGGTAGTGTTCAACTATTCCGCCCTCGGAACCGGATTCGATCACCCAGGACTGGACTGCGTGATAGTAGGAAGACCGACATTCTCATTCTCATCGTTTTATCAGTGGCTTGGCAGGGCGGTTAGGATAAAGGACGGTAAGGATAGCGCATTGGTCGTTGATTGTTGTAACAACTCGTCAAGGTTCGGTGATATAAGGAAACTTAGTATAGAGAACTACAAGGGGTATGGATGGGGAATGTTTATCGGCGATAAACTAATTACCAATATTCCGATGGGGAATAAAGTAACGAAAACAGATCTGGATATCGAAGCCGCCAAGAAAGATCGTAGGAGGGGGCTGGCGCAGGGCGTAACCGCCGCCCCTGTTCCAGGAAGACCGGATCATCCCCTTGGCTCTACGTTAATGACATTCGGCAAGTATTGTGGATGGATGTTGCATTCAATTCCGGTATCGTACTTCAAATTCATAAACGAGACATTTGACTGGGATAATGATAGGAACAAGGATATAAAAGAATACATAGATTTTTTAATCAAAAACAATAGATTATGACAGGATGTATATATCATGAGGCTGACCTTGACGGAGTAATGTCAGCGGCTATAGTAAAAAAGTATTTCAAAGGGGACATTGATCTTCTTCCTTACAATTACGGCAAGGAAATACCTGACGTGAATAAATATGATAAGGTATTTGTAGTTGACGTATCATTTGGCGATAGAACGAGATTCTTATTCGACGAATGGGAAGACAAGGGGATAGATGTCACATGGATAGACCACCATAAGACGGCGATAGAAGCTGTGAAGGACTATAATGTCAAAGGCAAAAGACGTATCGGAACGGCGGCTTGTGAGCTTACGTGGGAATATCTTTTCGATGATATCGAAACCCCTGACGTGGTAAAATTATTGAGCGCTTATGATGTATGGGATCATGATCGCTTCGAATGGAGTGACGTTCTTTCATTCCAATATGGGATGAGAGGGTATTGCGGGCTTGACGTTGACATGGTCAGGGAGGTGCTAAACAAGGCAAATGGTGAGTTTGTTTCCGATATGATAAGAAATGGCGAGGCCATAATAGAGTATATCATCGAGAAAAACAGAGGAGAAATGAAGATGTTCTCATTCGAGGCAGATATATTTGGATACAAGGCGATATGTATGAATACTACGGAGTTTAACTCCACCACATTCGAGTCTATGTACGATCCTAGAAAACATGATTTGATGATGCCATTTTGCTGGAACGGCAGATTCTTCAGATGCTCGTTCTATACCACCAAGAAGGAGGTGGATGTCTCGGCGCTGGCACGCAAGGCCAACCCATGTGGAGGAGGCCATAAGGCGGCTGCCGGATTCCAGCTTAGCGTGGAGGATATGATGGGATTTTTGAAAGAAAGGAGGATGTGATATGGTAGGGTTGATATCTATTATTATAATAACAGTAATCTCCTTTGCCATGATGATGGAGGGATGGGAAAAATATGATTCACAAAAGTTTTACACAGGGTTGCTTGTAATAGGTATAAGTATCATAATGATATTTCCAGTAATGCAATATAATATGGAGAATATGAAAAACGTGTATAAATTCAAGAAACTTAACGAAATGAAGCTAGACGATTACGGCTTCGGTTTATTCGAGTACAATGGCGCTCTTTATTTCAAGGAGGCAGAGGGTGAAAGATGCTTTGATGTGAGAAGCGGGAACGAGGTTATTATCGGAAAAGATAAGATTATAATGACTTTGGAGGATTGATCATGAGAAAGCTTAATGACACCAACAGGACAAGAAAGAGAAACGTGCGGCACTCGTGGGTGAAAGCAGGTCCGGGGATTCAACGCTGCGCTATTTGCGGGATTACGAAGCGAAATGAGCGTAGGGACGGAAAGGCCACGAATTGTGTGTATCTATCATCTGGTGAGCTTTACTCTATGACAGGAGAGACACCAGAGTGTAGGGATCTTAGTGAATTTTATTAATCTAAAACATGAAAATATGACATGGTATGATACTTACGAGGAAATAAAGGCTAAATATCCGGATACTGTTTTCGAGGAATATTGGTTGGTTGAAGAAGATGTCGCTAAGTTAATGAATCATGAGCCTATTATAAAAGGATGGGCTATAATCAAAAATGATCCTAATATAGATAGCGATATTATATCTAGCAACAAATCGAATATCAATGTTATTGAAGCTGAGAAGAACGAGGGTGATGAGCGCAATATATTGTTGCATATTGGGATATTATCTCCATTTAATGATGATCCAGTAATAATAATAAAACAAAAAGGAGTTTAAGATGAAAGAGGAATTTAGCAAATACGACAAGGTCGTTTATGATGGTAAGGTATTTGAAGTACTTGAGACCGCCGACAATACGGGAATGATGAAAATAGAACCGTTATTTGATGAGACATATAAATCCATTTGGGCTGATGAGGAGATGGTTGTTTCGTTAAATAGAGCTATCAAGTTAAGGCTTATTGATGATGAAACGGCGGATGAGGCGATAAAATTCGGGAAGCCAAAAATAGGAGACGCAGTGGTGGAAAGCGGGCCGCTTGTGGGGAAAGACGGCAGCGGGAAGGACGACCGGGCCGACGGTAAACTCCGGTGGGATCTTCTTCCTTTGGCTGAGATAGAGGACATCGTGAGGGTATATACGGAAGGAGCCAAGAAGTACGCCGATAACTCATGGCAAGATATACCTGATGGATTTAATCGTTATCTAGGTGCACTCATGAGGCACTTGGTCGCTTATACGAAAGGGGAGAGATATGATAAGGAGGGATTCATGCATCTATCCGCCGTATGCTGGAACGCCATAGCGTTATTATATTACGATAAACATAACAAAGGGCTTACAGAATGGAAGAGTCAGGAAAAAGAGTAGTAGATGAGAGATTAAGAGCTATCGACAAAAGAACAGGTAAATACGTTAATGTAATCAAGCGCACTATTGATGATAGCCTATTCCCGATAGTTAAGTATCTCAGTTACAGTTATAATGAATTAAATTATGATTATGTAAAGAATCTGAATTTTGATGTAGACGCAAATTGGGAGCAGCGTAGATATCAGATTGTTAAGGATTTATTATCTAACAATTTCGATGGGAGAAAGATGAGTATAGATGAGGTAGATAATGCTATATTTACCGCTGATTTGATTATTAACAGATTAATAACTATTTGAGATGGTAAGAATTGATTTTTTCACGAAGAAAGACGCTGAATACAGCGACTACATGCGATATATTATCGCCAACACATTACAGGAGTATGAGGGTGAGGTCACGTTAAACCAGATCCCGGAGAACAAAGCCACGGAGGAGGAAATATCCAAGTACGGTATAGAGGTATATCCTACTATCATCGTCAGCGGTGATAACATGGATGGCTTTAATAAACTTGAGGGGATGGCCAGAAAAGCTGATCTTATTAACGTCATGTCGTTATACGACAAGAAATAGGCTTATGACGATAAGGGATAAATATTTTGGCTGGAAGGATATATTCTTTGGCAGGTTCGTGCATTGTTGTAATGAAAAAAGTGACCAACCACAAGGGAGTAATATACCTCTAGCCAAAATAAACTTCGATAACAAGACAGGATATGTGGAGGACGGGACTATTAATATAGCCGAGCTTCTTCAATATCTTTGGATAAATAATAAGGTCTATGGGTGTGAATATGCACCCATAGATATATCCTCTGTCTTGCAAACATTGATTAGATTGACCGAGAACGCTAAGTTCATATTTGACGACCAACCCGGCATACATGATATGATCCCATATAGAGGTTTTTTTCTTAGAGATGACTTTTCATCCGGGAAAGATTATTCACTTGATTTGGATAAAATAGTGAGCGGGATGGGTGGATGGTATGGAGAGGATGAAGACCCATGCTATTCGATGTTTGTTAGCCAAGATCAGATATGGAACTTAAATCCGATATTAAAGGTATTAGCTGATGAGGGATCTATTCTAGCCAAGGAACTTGGGTATGATATGAACTCATATGTCAGCGATAATGGATACACGATATACAACCCATATCTGTCATGGATCAATCATTACTATCATTATTGCCCGACATTTAATGAGGATAAATTAAAGCCTTGGGATAGGGTAGAGGATAGAAAGAATAAGTTCAAGATGACGGATAAGGTCAAGAGAGGTGCCAATAACTGGTACTATTCAGGCGGGACTATATCTTGCGTGGATAGCTTCTTAGGGAAGAAATACAGGAAGAATCTCCGGACTTTCATATATCGTGGAATAGTGTTCTTTCTGGATCGGATATGGCATACGTCTTTATTTGATAGGATGGGCGTGAAAATGAAGTACAACGCTTATTATTGCTATGCCGCTACCTCCGGGATATGGTATGATAAGGGATTCAAAAGAAGACTAGCCAAGAGGTTTAACAGGTCGTTGAGCGGCGGCGGGGAGCTGTTCGGGGCTAACCTAGCCTGCATGGTATGTGACCGTAAGGATATCGATTGGGAGGCGCTTCGTTTTTGGCTTGAAAAATACGATGATCCTACTGATAAGGGTATGGTGAATAGTCCTATCCAATTTATGTATTTATATTTATATTACACTTTTAACAAATAACTTGAAATGAAGAAGATAAATGACTGGGTTATAAAAACATTTGGGTTGAGAGGTTCATGGAGCTGGGCTAAGAAACAGATGTTAAATGGAGCGATCATTAAACGTAAGGCTACTACAGGGACATACAAAATAGCTATTGATAATGACAAGAATAGGTTACTTGTAGCCACATGGGGTCATCTAGATCAAAACCCTGTATGGGAAAGGTGTCCGCATAGTTTATTAGATGAAGATGCGGTTGATTATTTTGTTACAGCTCATAAGGAATTATCATATGGAGGTATAAAGATCAGAATGAAAGATGAATTTAACTATAATGATAAAATATCGAAAGCATGAAAAAGATTACCGATAAAGACGTAGAGGCTCTTAAAGCCGGAAAGAAGGTGACAAAAGGTTTTATCCATATGCAATTGGATGATAAGGGAAAATTGAACTTGTGGAGTGATATCAATATAACTGACAATTATAGAAGTCTTAAGATAGACGCTAACAAATTGTTTGATCATGGGATTCTTTCAGAGGAATATGATAAATTGAGAGTTATAAATATAGGACAACAGGGACGAAGGTAATGAAAGTGCATATTATTAATCATCGCTGCGGTGACGATGAAATAGAAGTTAAAAATGGCATACGAGTTTTTGATTGGGTTGGTAATGAGTTTATTATAAATCTAAATAATTTTGGGGAACTGGAAATAAATGGATTGAATGAAGGTTTATGCATTATACCTCAATACGGGAACCAAATTGTCATAAAGAAACAGATTTAAAGCAACGCATGACGCTATGGACTGGGAATTTAAGATTGAAAACATTGAATCATAATTTAATTTAATAGACATGGAGACTAAAATATGCAAGAAATGTGGTAAAGAATTACCAGTAGATAAATTCTATAAGAACAAATCACAAAAGGATGGGTTTGGATACTACTGTAAGGATTGTGTAAATGCCTACAAATCGTCCAAAAAAGCCAATGCAGATGGGGGGGGGTAAATTAACGAAAGTGTTTGCCAACCCGGGTCTAGCCAAATTCAAACCTAGAGAACTTATCGAGGAACTAAAAGCTAGAGGTTACAAAGGTACGCTCACCTATGAGCAGGTAATAACATTATAATACAATTTAAAAGACGGCAAAGAAACAGTTAAAAATCCCGTTTAAGGACGGGAGACCATGTAAATGGGTTAAGGATGTTCATGATGAGGAACGCGATAATTATGAGTTTGATGAATGCCTTGAGATATACGGGTTCGTCCGTGGATGCTCCTCCGCCGTAATGATATTAAGACCGGCAAATGATCATGGGGAGGATTTTAATTATGCCAAAAGTGTCTATTACCAAGTATTCTTGACAGACAGTAAGGAAGTAATACAGAATATGATGCATGGAATCATATATGGTAAATGGACTTTTGTTAAGAGAGGAGAAAATTTTGGTATAAAATTGGTTAAGGTCTTACCTAAGATACATAAAATATCCCTTGATATGATCGCAAAGGATATTTTTAGACCATGAAAATAAATAAAAACAGGATTTATGAAAGCGGAGAAAAATATGACAGTACAAGATTTGATAGACGAATTGATGCTTGTCAAGGATAAGAGTAAGGAAATAAGGGTTGTTATAAATACGAATGATTATATAACATCCTACCCTGCCTCTTTATCTGATATGTCTATAAAAGAGAAGGGAGATATAGTCAATGATCATTTTGATGATACAATTGCTATAGAATTGCATAAATAAACGATAAACAATATGAATGTATTATCATTGTTTGATGGGATATCATGTGGATATCTAGCATTACAAAGAGCCGGTATACCTATTGGGACTTACTATGCCTCAGAGATAGACAAGACATGCATAAAGGTAAGTCAAAAACATTTTCCTAATATTATTCAATTAGGGGATGTTAATAACTGGAGAACATGGGATATCCCTTGGAAAGACATAGATCTGGTCATGGGAGGGTTCTGTTGCCAGAGCTTCTCTAGCTCAGGTAAGGGTAAGGGATTCATGGACGCTCGTGGAAGGCTTTTCTTTTGCTTCTCGGACATCGTAAAGCATTTAAGAAAGGAAACCAAAGGTAAGGTCCTGTTCTTGGGCGAGAACGTCCGGATGCGGGACGAGCACCGCTGGGTGATCACCGAGGAGCTTGGCGTGGAGCCGGTGGAGATCGATAGTGCCTTGGTCTCGGCACAGACCCGGCATCGCCTTTATTGGTGTAATTGGCCGGTAGAAATGCCGAAAGACAAGCATATATCATTGGATGATATTCTAGAGCATGACAAGGGTTGGAATCCGGGAGCCATAAGAGGGAGATATATAGGAACCATTGTCGGTAGAAGGATAGGAGAGGACGGGTATCGAAAGGATTGTGACATGGGCATAAAAATAACGCAATGTCTGGAGATAAGAAAAGATAAGAATACCACTCCCATCAAGAAAAGTAATTGCCTGACAACGGTTATGAAAGATAACGTAATCTCATCGTTACCTCCCGGAAGATATCCTAACGCCTTTGACATAAAAGACAAATTCAGATACCTGACCCCGGTGGAGATGTGTAGGCTACAGACATTGCCGGATGATTACCTTGACGGGATAGCCCCAAATACGGCCATGTCTTTAGCGGGCAATGGATGGACAGTGGATGTGATAGCCCATTTGCTAAGGAGCATCGAACGTAAGCAGATAAATGATATTGTAAAGGAATTTCGCAAGATTACTGATGAGCTTATGTTCGGGTCATTAGAAACGGATATAATGTGACATGTGAAGGTAAACACGAGCAAAATGAGACCATACGGAAGAATCAAGACAGTTAAGGGATCTTTATGGAAAAAGGATATACATCCACCGAAAGGGCACAAGAATTGGTGGGATGACATATGCGATCCTGTACCTAGAAGTACTATGAAGCTTAAATTTAAAACAGAGTTAAGAGATGATTATAAACAAGAAATGGTCAATGCCGAACAGCGAGACATTCAGCATAAAACCGATAAGGGAACTTATAGATAAATATCGAGAAGAGGGGATGGTTATAGTGGATCCATTCGCCAGAAACAGCGATATAGGGACAATCACCAACGATCTTGACCCTGATACTAAAGCTATGTATCATAAAGACGCCACAGACTTCCTGCGTGGTCTTAAGGATAATATGGCTGATATGGTATTATATGATCCACCATATTCTCCGAGGCAGGTATCTGAGTCGTATAAAAGACTTGGAGGATCTGTTAATATGCAAACAACGCAATCTAGTTATTGGGCTAGGCAGAAGAATGAGATAGCTAGGATCACCAAGAAAGGCGGGGTGGTCATTACCTGCGCATGGAACTCCGGCGGTATAGGGGCCGGTCTTGGTTTCGAGCAGCAGGAGATTCTTCTCGTGGCTCATGGGGGATGGCATAATGATACGATCGTTACTGTAGAGAAAAAGATCAAGGGTTAGATGAAAGAAAGGATATTCACCACAAAAGAACAGGGGAGGGTGCTGGTCGAGGCCGGCCTCTCTATCTCCACCGCCATCGGTTTCAGAGACAAGTATCTGGATCAATTACATTCTATGGAGGATGACGCTGGTCGTATAGGACTGATCGAGGCCGTTACCCCGGATATATCCAACCCTGTTTGGGATGTAGGGACGTTACTGAATTTACTCCCATATGAGATAGAGGGTTGTACATTCGAATGTTATAAGCTAGAACATGCATGGTCTGTAACGTATAGAGATATAGATGAGATCCCTATATATTGGAGTAGCGAGAAACTTCTTGTAGACACATTGTTTTCGATGATGATGGAATTACTTAAACATAAGATTATATGAGCATAAAGCAAATAACAAAATTAAGGTACAAAACGAAAGATAAGCCTCCTATGGAAGGTGTTCCTCTTTTAGGATACAACAAAAGATATGACTGTCCGTGGATAGTAGTGTACAGAAGCAAAGACAAGTACTACACTTGTATGAAGTACGACACCGAATTTGAAACATATCCACCGGAAGAATATGAATATTTATATCCATGAAAATATGAAACAAGTAACAAGAATAAGATACAAAACAGAGGATAATCCGCCTATGGCTAATGTCCCTCTTATAGGATACAGCAAAAAATATGACTGTTGGGTAGCGTTAGTATACAGAAAAGGGGATAACTATTACACCAATATGGAGTGCGATGTTGAATATAAGACATCTCCTCCAGATGAGTACGAATACGTATATCCGTGAGAACTAGAAGGGATATATTTATATTTAAGCATGATTAATATTATTTTTATATTATTCATGCTTTTATTTTTGTTTAAATCTTACTTTTGTATCAACATTAAAAACCAGATTGTTATGGATGGAGACAAACAAAAAGTCAATGAACTTACGATGAGGACGCTGGGTTCTCATTATGGCGGATATGCCTATGTAAAGGTAAAAAATCGTCAAGCTGATGTAAAGATAGATTGGAAGTTGTTGAGAGCTATAGAAGAAGGAGAGGTGGAGATAGACAACGAGAAATACCATCTATCCGGGATAGAGTATGTAGCTAAAAGATATCAGGACATGTTTTACGCTGGTCGTGATATTTATTATTTCAAGGGCATAGGAGGGCATGGGATGACCGATCTTCTTAGAAACGCTATAGATGATTTACTAGACACCATAAGTAGTAGAGAGGCTTATCGTAGTGCAGAGCATAAAATGTACGCCCAAATGAATCAACTTACTGAAGCGGGAGCCATGATCAGCTTGGCTATAGAATTACTAACATCTAATATCCGTCATAGTTATGGAGAAATTAATTTTGAACAATATCCAAGACCTGTGGAGGTGGAGGGAGAAGATAAACATTGATGACTTCAAAGAGGATCCTATGGCTGAGGATATGCCATTATATTTCCCGTGCGCCGTCGTATGGCATGTGAATTGGGGTGAGCATGACGCTGATAATTATATATGTTATGGATTTGTTTATGTAGCAGAAATATTAGGGATATGAACATTAAAAAACAGATAATTCTTGACGATAAAGACTATGAGCGATTAGTGCACGATGCTAATCTCAGTAATGATGAGATAAAAAGCAAAATCGCCAGCGCTCTAACCACCGATATAGTGGTTAGTTTCGATTTCGATGTAAATAAAAAGGTTACGGGGAATATGAGGATCGAAAGCGCCACCCATAATCTAGGATATAATGAATATGATAATATCGTAAGGGCTAGAGACGAGAATATTCACCATGCTGTCTATACAGCTATATATGATTATCTTAATAAAATAAAGAGAGATAATAATGAGTTAAGCGCAAAAGATTGGATATTATTCACATCTATAATCTTATCTATTTTCGCAATGGGATTTGCAGGTGGATGGTTGGTATTTAATTGATTAAATCATGGGTAATTTAAAAGACATACAAGATATAACCGGTCTTACGTCAGAAGCTATATTCAATATACGTAAACCTGTTGATTATATGTGCAGTGATATAGACAGTCATATAAAAGATATCAGGACACAATGTGATTATATTATGGATGGGGACGAGGAGGATGTTAAATATTATTCAAAATCAATCAAATCAGACGTAGATTCTTATTTCGAGGATATACGGTCAAAGGTCGAGAATCTCCGTGATTAGGGAGAGCAGTGGAAAGCATTGGCTAAAGACTTGTTTAATGAGTTGCTGGAAATAGATAGCGATAATACTATAGACAGCTATCTGTCTTATAAGGCATTGGATAAGATTAAGGAACATTTAAAATAAAACTATAAACATGAATAAAAGAAAAACCAAAAAAAGACTCCATTTAAATAATAAAGAATTTCAAATCTTATTTCGTTCAGGCAAGAAATACTTTAGATATGCGATAAATAATCTATGTCTTGCTTTTGGATGTTCTTCATTAGAATATTGGATATACTTCTTTGAAGGTAAAAGAGTTGATGGGAGTATATATTATAAAAGCATTTCACGACTAGTTCTTAGATAATGATAAATTAACAAAATAAATAGACATGAGCAAATTACTATTTTTTGATTTAGAGACAACCGGGGTTAAGTTCTGGAGAAACGGGATACACCAAATAGGAGGGATCGTGGATATCGACGGGCAGGAGACTGAGAGGTTCGACATCCGCCTAGCCCCGAACCCTGCCGCCACGATAGAGCAAGAGGCGCTGGATGTGGCTGGTGTTACCTTGGAGCAAGTGCAGTCGTATCAGCCTATGGAAGAAGGGTACAGGCAGTTAGTTGGTATATTATCCAAATACGTGAATAAGTTCGATAAGAGGGATAAAATGTATTTGATGGGGTATAACAACGCCGGATTCGACAACAACTTCCTACGGGCTTTATTTACCCAATGTGGGGATAAGTATTTCGGATCATGGTTCTATCCTAACTGTATGGATGTATATGTTATGGTGACACCGTTCCTGATGGGCGTAAGAAACGATATGGAGAACTTTAAGTTGATGACCGTAGCCAGAACTATGGGTATTGAGATCGACGAGAATAAGCTTCATGACGCTACTTACGATATTGAGCTGACTAGGGATATTTTCTATCGTATAATCGGTAAAATGGATGTTAAGTTATGAGAAGTATCTTAGAGGCGATGCATGATTATCCGGATGAGGCTCTTGGGCTATTTTTCTTTTTGATAGTGGTCTTCTGGTTATTGTCAGGTATATTCGAGAAAAAAGATGAATGATAAACTCGATAAGATACTGGATCTCCTAAGATCTCAAAATGAAATGATCAAGGATATTCACGACTATGTGAAAGAAGTTACCAGCGAGAAGTATATAGGAGAATCTAGAATGACAAGCTTCTCTATTAACTTGGCCGCTGATATACTTACCGAAGCCATTAGCCCTAAGATAAAGGAGATGATGGTGGATCTATTGAAAAAACAAGGATGGAAAACTGAGTGAAATATGGGGACTTATGAGAGAAAAGTAAATCAATTAAAGGATTTGATGAGAAGGAAATACAAATCAGCTTACAATAAATCCAAGGAAATGGACATAGATATAAGCTCAATGACATATCTTCCATGCCCAGACGCATTTAACGTCATAAATATTGAAAAAATGCATGTTATTCTTGATCGGGTCAATAAGATCATAGATGAGAATAAGGATAAGCTCAAGAACCCAACTTGCGCCACTTGTGTACATCTACATGATCGGGAATGGGCGAAAAGATACGGGAAAGTATGCTGCTCCATTTGGCAAGTGTGCGACCATTATATAAACCCTAACAGGAAATATGATAGGGAGCAAAAGACTTATACGAGACGCCCAAGCAATAAGGCTTGTCCTAATTATGAATATGGTGATGATAATTTTGAAAACAGAAAAAGATGCTTAAAGAAAAAGAATACCCGATAAACAGCTATGGCCAAGTACGCACCAACAAAGACCGGACGTGCGTCTGCTGTGGCGATACGGTTCCCGCTGGTAGCAGCAGGATGATGCCGAGGAACGCCAAGTCCAGTTATTGTCTATGCATATCTTGCTTCAAAAAATGGAAATCTGTTGGTGGAGATCTTAAACTGATGGACAATCTCAGCAATGTGAAGAAAGAGCATATCATATATATGTCTAAGATCATGAAAGGTAATTGTGACATTGTTAAAGGTCATAAGCTTTATATAGCCCTAAAGAAGGCGATAAACGAGAAGAAGGTAGCCGTTATCAGATTCGATACCGACCAACCGATATGTATATCGACAAGAATCATGAATCCTTCATTCGGGGTGATCATGGACGAGTACGGTAAGGATATATTCCAAGGTAACCTTAAGCTAATTAATGTCCCTAAAGGTATCAAGGATCTAATAGTTAACTATATAGAAAAATATCGTAAATTATGAACTTCAAGACATTTATATTCATGATCCTTACATTCAGGAGAGTAGATCCTATACCTAAGAACATAGGTCTTATGTTGAGTATAACATTCTGGATATCTATAGTATGGATAATATTCAACTTTGCTATATTGATAATGAGATTAATAAAATAGACAAGATGAAACAAGGAGACGTGATATACAAGAATGGCATGGAGCTGCTTGTAGTATTAAGCTACGACCATGAGGAGCCATGTAGGGGATGCTTCTTCTACAAGGACAAGAAGTGTGGATCAGAAAGACTAATAAAATGTTGGAATTGTAACAAGGAGTATATATTCACGGTTATACGGGAAAATGATACGACTGAGCTAGACAAAATGATCAAAAGGCATAAAGAAGCATACGAGAAGATGCTCAATATAACCAAAAGGATTGAGAGAGAATGTCAAAAATATGTTATCTGGGATACTGTGCATGTGATGTTGAAAGATGATGGAGAGTTTATTATAAAAGCCTTATCCAAGGATAAGACCGTGCTTTTAAATGATTTCATTATATATGTCAACAATAATGGGAGTATAGACGAAGAGGACTATGATCTATTATTAACTAAATAATTGATAGCACAAATGGACAAAATAGAGAATCTAGCAAACAAGTATGTTGAAAGGCATATAAGAGATAGACATCTAAGCGATGATACGATAAAAGAAATAAAAATAGCTTATATTATGATTATAAAAGATTTTATAGCTATTGTCGATAAATCTACATCAATGAATGAAGATGATATAATATACGTCGTTAACAACATATCATCAATATTATATGAACCTGTAGAAATCTCTAATACCGATAAAAAAATATTGGAGATAGGGATAGCGCTAGGCCTAAAGGGCGCCATATCATGTATATTTGGTTCATTATTAAAAGATGACTGCAATATAAAAGATGAGATAATTGATATATCTAAACATATAAAAGAAAAATTAATATCAAATAAGATGGAATGAATCACGCTAGTCTTTTCTCAGGTATAGGAGGCTTTGATTTAGCCGCTAGAGAGGTAGGATGGAACAATGTCTTTCAATGCGAGATAGATCCATTCTGTCAAAGTGTATTAAAATATTATTTTCCAAAAACAGTATTATATGAAGATATTAAAAGAACTGATTCCACTTCATGGAAAGGGAAAATCGACGTGCTCACCGGAGGTTTCCCTTGTCAACCATTTAGCGTCGCTGGACAACGAAAGGGAGCGGATGATGACCGTTATCTCTGGCCGGAAATGCTTAGAGTCATACGAGAGACAAGACCGCTCTGGGTTATTGGCGAGAACTGGAATAACGTGTATAGCGACATGACGTTACCTTCAGGCGATATGGGGATGATTAAGGTGGAGAGGGTTGACGATGATAAGGATAACGACATTTAACGATACTAAAATATGAGCTTATTTGTATGCGCTAAATGCGGTTGCGTTGATAATACCGCTACGTCTAGTTATTGGATGTTGACAAACGAGTATATGGTGGATAAATTCGACTATGCCAAGGAACTACAGCCGTACAAGGGCATGGGGCTGTGCAGCGAATGCGGGAGGCTGGCTACCAGCCCCGACGGCCGTGATGTCGTGGTGCCCGGGAAATGGCATGGGAAGTTCCCTAAGAAGAAAGCTACCGAAGAGGAATTAAAACCTATAGTTACAAAAGATGGATCTGTAATTTAATGATGGGTAATTATATAATAAATTATATTTATGAAAAGTAATAAGAGACAAAAAGAACTGGAAGAAAGGTTAGCTTATTTAATAGATAAACCTTTCTTAACGAAAGAGGAACATGATGAGATGGTAAAAATTGGCAATGAGTTGCCAAAGTCTCCTCCTACTACGCTCTCTTTTAATATTCGCCTTGATAAAATGGCTAAATAATCACATATCATTTAAATTTTGAATCATGAAAAAGCGTAAATTGTTAATAACAGATTTAGACGGGACACTGATTGAGACATTGTCAGGGGATACATTCCCTAAAGGTATATGGGATATGAAACTCAAACTCTACGTATTTGAGGCTATCAAAAATTACGCTCCTGATGATATACTAATCATATCAAATCAGGGAGGTATAGAAAAAGGATTCGTGGACAAAGAGATGTTTGAATATAAATTCGATTACATATCAAACGCCTTGGAAGATTACACGGATATATCCGTAAGTGCTTATTACTGCGAAAGCAATAATAAACGCAACGTCAATAGGAAGCCGAATATAGGGATGATAAAAGAGTATATGGATTTCATCGAATACATGAATAACGATGAAGATGAGGAATTGATGATCGGGGACGCTTCCGGAAAAGAAGGACAGTTCTCCGACTCCGATAAGAAGACGGCGGAAAACTTCGGGTGCGAGTATATGGATGTGGATGATTTTGTGTATAAATATAATAACCGATAACGAAAATAAGAAGGATAGGATGATAATTTCCTATCCTTCTACTATCTTAATCAAATATCTTACCCCCGAAAGAGATGAAAGACTCTCTTGATTGAGGTTTGTTCTTGATATTATATAACGTTTTCTCAAATCCCTTCCTAGTCATATAAACCGTATTCCTGATCCCGGTATCCGTATTGTATCTGTAATGCGCGTAACCCTTCTTCATAACATTCTCTGTCAATATCCATTCTCTCTTATTCTTGTAAAAGAAACCTTGCTCTTGTAAAAACTCTCTTAGAGATCTTTCCGCTATATCACATCCATGAGACTCAAGTTCTCTCCTAACATCACGAATCAACATATCATCACCTTTGTCATTGGCCATAATAGCTGTTTCGGCGAATCCTACCTTAGGGGCTTGTTCTTTAATAATGTTATCGGATATCATCTTAGCCTCCTCCGCTGCTTTCTTGGCTTCAGCTAATGCCTGTTTTTCTTTCTCAGATGCTAATAACGCTTCTAATGCTTCTATATAATTATGTGGAAGGTTCTTTTCTACAGATGCTTCCGTTTTATTTAAAGCATTTGCTGTGCCGTGAAATACGCTTCTATATACATCAAATACTCGTCTTTCTTTCCTTGCTATTAAATATTCCATGCAAGATACAGATATCATATATACAATTGTTGGTCTTCCCCCGGTAGGGTTTTTACCATTTTTGGTAAAAACTTTATAATCAATATCTTTAATAAACCCATTATCACCAGTAAGAACCCTAACAGCCTTACCCTTATCAGAATATATCAAAGGCCAAACCTCATCTATGTTAACAGGGAAATCCTCTCCGGATTTAACTAACTCAAGAACCTTCTCGAAATACGATCTGATAGATAAATCATCATTCAAAACAATATTACACATGATATAAAAAATAGGCCCAAAAGGAGATGTCGGATCTCACCTCGACAAATCCTAATGAGCCAAAAATATCTTACACATTGAATGACCTTGAAGTGAGATCCCGTCATTCATTGTTTCATAATGCAAATATAGCCAATCAAATTGTCTTAAACAATTGACTGGCTATTTTTTTTCGTCATACTATATCAGTTATCTTCCCCTGTCAAAGTACCAATTAGCGTCCTCCCCAGACTCGTCCTTATCCCTGCCTCCTAAGAAGAATCCCATCGTCATGCCGTTGGTCATCAGCCAGTAGTCGGATGTCTGCTTAATATCCCTAGCCGTCTTGATATTATACCATTGCTTACCAAACGAGAACTTCATGAGCTGCCTCCATAGTTTGCTCTCGCCCTTATATACGCCGGTCTGGACGGTAGCGAACGGATCCCAGTTTCGAGGATCGGTGAGGTCGCCTAACTTCCGGGCGGTGACTAGCGGATCCTGTAGCATGTCTATGGCGTTAAGCTCCATGAACGGGGATGTCTGGGAGGCGATCTCATTGATCGTCCTGAACCCGATGTAGGTAATGAACTGCCCGAACCAGCTATCCTCATTATCCTCCCTATATCCCATCAACGCCCTTCCTATGGCCATCATCGTAGCGAATACCGCCATGTTGATAATCGATCTCTTGATATTGATCTGCTCGTAGGGGGTAAGCTTATCATACTCTTCCTTAAGCACGTCATATGCCTCCCCCATCCTGCCCTCGGACATCGATCCATAGACATTACCGGCCAGTCTCCATAACGTTCTCATATATCCTTCCTCAAACTGGTTGGTCTGGAAATTGAAACCAGCTTTCTTATACGCCCGCTGTACGGCCAATATAAACCATCCACGGTGAGGCAGCACCATATTAAGGATAGCGTTCCGGCTAGCCCCCACCCGGTTCTGCTCGTTCAAGGCGCCGTCGCAGATCTGCACCATGCTCCTGACCCTACTGGACAAGGTGGGTATATATCGGTCTATAATATCCTTGTTAGCCTCATTCTTAGCCACAATCTTTCCGTCCTTGACATCTACCATGTTCCACATAGAATAATCCCTTAAACGCTCCCAATCGCGTTTAGCCTCGTTAGCGGACATATTTCTGTCTTTCATCATCATCTCCTTGAAATTGGAGTATGACCAAAACTGACCCTCGTATAGGCGGGTATCATCCATGACCGAGATAATGACCTGCGGATCCAACGGGGAGTTAAGAACCTCCATCATCTTAAACGGCAGGTCCCGGAATAAGGTTCTCCAGATTTTGTTATACGCTGCCGATCGTACACGGTTACGGACATTGAACACGCCTAGAGCCTCTCCAACGACATATAGCTTGTTGGTGCGGTTTATATCCCCGATCTCCGACACGTACGTACTTAACTGCTTCTGGGCTTCCCCATAGGCGTACTTCATGGAGTCCTTGCTTATATACTGCCCTACCATACCTTCCAAAAGGAAGTTGGCCTGCCCGGTAAGGGCGCCGGTAGCCGCGACGAATGGGGAGAAGCCTAGGTTGGATTTGGATACGAATTTGGTAAACATAAGAGCCAGCTTATTAAGATCGACCTTATAATTACCTATATTCCATTCCGCCCGCTTATTATTTATCCTGACATCGTAGATGCTGGCGTTAACCCAGTCCTGAAACATCCTATAGGCGTGAGTGGCCTCCGGGTTCTTACCGCCGTCGTATTGCGTCTCCAGCATCATGTTCCTGTATCCCATGACATCATCCAAGGCCGCCCTCTTATACTTGTAAGCGGTAGCCTGCAAGGATAACATGGAATAGGAGTAGGCGAAGTCATGGGACACGTCGTTGGCGTTCTCCAGCTTACTAAGATAGTATTTGGGGATCATACGATATTTGTTATCGTTCTCGTCAATCCCTCCTAGGTCTTGCCCCTGACCATGTATAGGGTCATCCACCCTCTCGCCAACGATATCACGTACGGCGTTGCCGATGGCCGCCTTCGGGTCAACCCCGGCCTGCACCATCCTCTCCACGCCGCCCTTGGATATCTGTGGTATTTGGTAGATGTTCCGGAATCGCTCATCATAATCCTCCATAGCCTTACGGCTTATGTTAAGCAGCTCCTTCCTCATCTCCCACTTATCCTTATTGATCGTAGCTTCCTCCCCTTCGTTGGTAATACCGTATTTCTTGAAAAAAGCCTCGTTCTTGTACTTATCGAACCTAGGCGTATGATACCCATAACCCAGATCGGGATTATAATTAGGATTACGGAAAGAACTCTCGGCATCGGCCTCATCAAGCCACTGGTTGTTGATCGTCAGATCAATCATATTAATATCGAACCCGAAACGGGATACGCTCTCTTTCTCGGATATACCATTTTCTATGGCATCAAAGAACTCGGATACCTTATATATACCGTTATTTATCTTTCTGATGAAATCAGAATACCCTTTGGGAGAATATTTCCTCATATAAGGATACAACCGGGTTCTGGCGTACTCGACAAGGATCTTATCAGTCTTACCCATCGCTATGTCGTTAGCTAGCTTATTATTGAAGTCAGGACCGTATTTCCTTCTCAAAAACGATGCCTCCACGGTCGTCCATGACGGTTTTTTCCGAGATAACTTGGCGGCCATCCTATCCACCTGACTCCGGGAGCGGGCAGACATATGTTCCTTGGCGAATTTAATCTCATCCATACCCTTGTCGTATGCCATGGCATCCCTTAAAGCGTTACGGTAAGAATCCGTGACTCCACTCTCCACCGTATCAGGCATATCCATCTCAATAGCCTCAGCGGAAGCGGCGGCGTTAATAACGCTCTTAGCCTCAGCCAGACGATCATATAACTCGTTTATCTTTCTTAATGAGGCGGATCCACGTAACCTATCGAAATCATATTCCCCGTATCTCGTGCTATCCCGGTACTGGATAAGCAAGGGCCTTAGCTGGTCATTGATCTCGTTTATTGTCGCCATCGCCTCCTCTGCCTTCTCTATCCTTGATGATGATACAGATTGCTCCGTGATCTTATCAACCAGATTCTCGTAATAATCACCCTCCTCGGATCCCCACATATCCTTGGAGAAGCCAAGATGACCGCCAGCTAGCAGGAACTCAAACGCAGCCTTGCCGCCCTCGGACCGCTCTATCCCACGAAGTATCTCCTTGAACTCGGCGGAAGCCTTACGGCCCTCGTTGGTATTCCCGAACTCCTCGGCCCACGCCTCGTCCCATGCCTTGATCTCCTCGGACATCATCAGAGCCTCGGATCCCTCTTCCTTTGGTGTCCCATCGGAATACCACTCGCTCTTGGCTATAGCCCTATCACGTAAAATATCCAGATAAGATCTCCAAGCTATAGGATCGGATTGAAACGCCTTCCAATCGACCTTCCCGTTCCTCACGAACTTATCCATAGCCACATACCGGCTCCTGCGGATACGGGTCATGAAATCGGACGTAGCTTGCGATACCCTACGACCCAGTCTTTCCTCGACCTTCTTATTGACTTTCTCGATCTTATCGTAATAAGCCTGCACCATAGGTTTCTCCCGGTTCTCATCCAACCACTTATTTATCGTATCCAGATACCGTTGCTGATCCTCGAACGTCATGTCCGAGATATCGAAATTCTGGATGGTAGGCTTGAATATATGATATACCTCCTTAGTGATAGGCTTATCCCCGTCATATCCTACTATGTCGTCACGGGTCTTCACCTTAAGGCCTCTATCGGATAGAAGAAGGTCGATAAGTTGTTTCTCGGTCTTACCCGTAACATTCTTAAGATCATATATATCGATAATAGCCTTAGCCTGCTCGGTCCTGTATAGCAAATCGTATTTAGCGAAATCACGGGACGAGTCAAGGTAATCCGAGTTCTTCCCATTTATCTTCTGTATAAGATCCTCATTATCCTTTATCCCCCATCCACGCTCTTTCATCATCCTAGTCATCTTATTGATATTGGATATACCCTCGGTATGGGCTTCATTATGGGCCTTGGCTAGACGTTGGCCTAACATACCTAAAATAGCGTTACCACTATGCTCCAGCGTACCAAAGAACCGGGACATGACATTGATATCCTTATGGATGTTATTTATCAACTTCTTTATCCCATTCCAATATCTTTCCTGGATATTAAACATCCTGAGCTGTCCATCCAGCCAGTCCTCATTACGATCACTTCGAAGAGCATTTATATCAGACATGGATGTCTCAGCCATACGTAATATATCATCCATATCCTCTACCATACCAACCTTATTGCTGCCATAATAATCAGCCGCCTGATTATTGACGAATCCACGAAGGTTCCTGATCAGAGGAACTATCTCCCCATATACGTTATCGATAACCTGTATCGTCTCATAATCCAATCCTTTTCCGCTCTTACGTAGGCTACTGGCGACAGTGACCAAATACTCCACCTCAGCCTTGGCGGTCGCTATGACGCTCTTGGTGGATAATAGATTGTTATTCTTATTTAGCTCACCACCGACTTGTCTTACCTTCTCGCCTATATCACGTAGAAGGGAGATACTCTCACCGATCCTCTGGCTTTGGCTTGACCTCATCCTCTGCAATCTGGTATATAGTCTTTCCAATGACCTACCGTTCTTGATCAGCTTATTAGCCACATCAACATCCGATAATGAGTACATAAGATGGTCGCTATCCTTTAACAGAAGCACGTCAAATGCGCTTGGATCATCAGCTAACGCCGACTCCTTTATCCTATCAAGAACCTTATTCAAGTCTGATCTTTGGGTAGAGAAGAAATTCCTTATAGCCCGGATTATCCTGCCAAACAAGGAGAGCTGGGCGTCCTCGGACGAGGCCAGATCCTCCACCGCCTGTTCCATGCCCGGTACGAACCGCTGGGCCAACGTCTTACCTAGGATCTCCCGCTTCACCATCCGATCCAGTTCCTCCCCTTGGTATTCCTTCCCATACACCTCATAGTAACGACCGGCGAATTGATTCCATAATGGCGTGTCGACAACAGAGTCCAGAACCTCGTCAATCTCCTGCTGATTACGATAAGTATCGATCAAGAAGTGAGCCACCTCCTCATTAAGATCCTCTACCGTAGCTCCCTCAGCCAGGGCAATAACCCCATTAGCCATATCGGATAAGGCCCTAGCCGAAGGCTCGACACCATTACGCATCTTATACTTATCCATATATTCGGACATACCCATCACACGGATACCTAACGTGGATAAGATGTTGGTGATATCAGTCCTGTTCTGAAGATCCTCCGCCTTCTCATTCTCAATAACCCCACGGACATTACTTCCGTACAAGGCGTTATCCTCCATCATCAACGACAAGGCTAGCTCCATGAACCCATCATACTTATTATTAAGCTCCTCAAACTTACCTTGCCTTAACATGCCCTTTATCTCCGATCTGCTTACCGTAACCTTCTCCCCTGATGTCGTGATAAGATCAAGATCGTTATTTACCTCCGTATCAAAACCGATGGAGCCTAATACGTTCATCTCAGAAGACATACTACCAAACCTGTTCCTTAGTCTAGACAAGGCGTCCATAGCGTTATAGATCTTAAGACCATCAGAGTTGCCGGCTCCGGTAAGATAATACCTATCCCCTAACCTTATACGCTCCCCGCTCAACAGACCTTTCTTGATAAGGTAATTGACAAACCCTCCACGAGTGCTTATATTAGAGCCTGAGCTGATACCAAGGACCGGTATGAATGACTCACTGTTGTTAAGGGTTATGGAGGACGAGCCAAAGGAGATATCAGCCGTACCGGACGGGACGTCACTCTCCTCGACACTGCCGGCCAAGAACCCGGCCTCGATCCGCCCGCCGGACGAGCCTTTTATGACGTTGGCGTAAGAGTCGTGTATCTTGCCGTCATCCGATCTAAAGAACAACCTGGGCTCCCCGCTATCATAAGCAAGGAGATTGTTTATCTGGTTCATGGGCTTACTAAGCTCCTTATCCACCTCCGATAACCTATCCCTTGACCTAGTGAGAAGCGTACGCATATCCGTATCATTCATTTTAATATCGAGACCCATGGAACGAAGGGCATCACGAACAAACGATATGATCTTATCCCATAAACTGGAGTTTGGATTGGATTCGGCAAGGGTAGCCATAAACTCCTCGGCGGCTATGACCTGATCGCCGTATCGGTCTAAATAAGACCGCTGGTCAGCCTCGTCCATCGAATCGAATATCTTCCTCATCGTATCATCAAAACGATTACCAAGAAGATCTCTAAGCCCTTTATGCGCAACTACCTCATGCAAGATAGTTCTCTCCAAATCCTGCTCATCCTCTATATTGTCAGCTACGATAGTGATGGTATCGGTATCCGTGTCATACCATCCCTTGCTCTTGGACATCATATCGGCGTAATCATGATCACTTACCTCACTTCTTATATCGTCAATCGAAACGATATTCACCGTAGTACCTAATTTAGCGAGACCAGATACTTTCTCCGACATACCGGCCTTTACCTCGCTTACGTCCCTGAATCTCAAATCCCCAGGTCTCTTCCTTGTCACGACGACGGCCGTCATGCCAGACGCCATTCCGCTGTTGCCGGGATTCGCAGTCTCCACCTCGAACATACCCCCAAGCTCACGCTCGACATATTCTTTAAGCGACGACCTCGTGAACCCTTTTTGATAGGCCCTGATATTCCCCTTTGAATCAGTGACAAGTATCTCCGACGGATCGTCAAGCTCTATTTTCTGCTTTTGTGCGGACACGCCCTTAGCGTCACGGACATTTATGAACAACTTGCCTCCGACCTTCAATTTGTCAGCCATTGATTTAAGTACGTCGGATCTCCAATCATCAGGGATCACGTTCAAGACAGCGTTGCTGATTATGTAATCATATTTCTTGTCTATATCCTCGTACCTTGAATACGTGGGAGGAATCCTTTTTGACGACGGATATGGCTCAACGTCATCGACATCCATCCCCATATCACGCAACGCCTGCGTGCCAACGCCAAGACCGGATGAGGCGTCAAGCACGGATTTGCCCTCCAGACCTTCATTGGATATAAAATCACCGATCTTCTTATACGTGTTCACGGTAGACGTGATCTGCGTGGAATGCTGACCGGTGGAAGTGGTTTGGCCGCTAAGCCACGTGGGGTATTCCTCGAACAGCTGTGACGACGTTCTAAACCTAAGAGATGACCTTAATCCCTCTCTTTTGGCATTAGACACCCAATCCCCGAACTTAGACCTAAACTTATCATTATATGCGGTCATATAAGCCTCAGCCGCCTTATCAAGATCACTTACGGCGGCTATACCCGCTATCTTATCGAACAAGGTGGATACCTCGCCGGAAGGGGTCAAGACACGGGTTATCTTACCTTCCTTATTCCTTTTAATTACGCAACTCGACATAACTTCATGTTTTTGACAAAGATAAACAAAAAGCCCCCACAAATAAGCGGAGGCTGATATTCTTATATTCCTTATAGAATTTATGACTTAATCCGTATTCTTGCTATTGATGAACTCACTAACGCAATCACCAGCGAATCCGGCTATATACGCTGCGTGTTCATCCTCTCCAACCTTAAATCCAAGAGACATGTTGCAAAATTGGCATACGCTCATTGCTATATGGAATGACTCGTGACATATATTTCTCATTATTAAATCATCGTCGCTCGAAAAATTCCAAAGTATGGCAAATTTATCATCATCGTCCCTATCCCTTACCAAATTCACGAAAGACGCCTCCTTATCCATATCATCTTCATCTCCCCATTTCCCCTCGTGTTCAGGTTCCATATTCTCGAAACGATCACACAACGTCTTATAATCTAATCCAACCGTGATAATCAAATCCAACGGATATATCACGAAATCAAATTTCTTTTCTCTCATAATCCCTTTAATTTTTCTATAACCTCAAAACACATCTTACACTCAATCCTACGATACAACTGCCTTACGCCATCTATCGTAGTCCAATAACGACCACCCTCTCGGTGCAGGAACTCACTCATTACCTTAGTGTCAGCCACATCATGTAGATCGTATGAGTCAAAACATAACTTACATATATCGTCAAGATCAACGGATTTGTCTCCCATCAGGAACCTGAACATCGAAAACATTTATCTTCTCCATATTAAAAAACAGAGGGATGCCGATCCCATCACAGACCGGTATCCCTTATAATAAATTAGCGACGAAAAGCATGGTGATGGACATGCGCCACAAATGTAATTACAAAATTCGTAAAAACAAAATATCAAGGGCAATCACCTATGCATTCGCACGGAGCATCGCTTTTCAAAACCCCATACACCCGATTGTCGCTAGTCAGCCATCGTTTGCCGTCGCTCGTGATATAAGCCTGCCGGCATCCCTCCTGATTCACCGTGAGCGTCTTCTTAACACCTTTTGGAGTTGTTATCTCCAGCTCAAGAGTCCGATCAAGACCGTTGTTCATCACCGAGCCAAAGGAAACGGGGGCGCTTCCGGTCCCGGACCCCGGACTGACGGTCAGAGGCTGGTCCGTTACCTCGCCTACCCCGTCCTTCCAATTAACATTCAAATCACTCATAATTATATCCTTTAGTTATCTCCTACTCACAAAGATAATAAAACAAGAGAACCCCAACCGGCTTAAGTCGATCGGGGTCTGAGTAAGCGAAAAGAAACTGATTATCGTCCCATCATTCTCAATACGGTCCTAGTCGCTGCTTGCGCCCAAGTCCAGCTGTCATTAGATGTTACGTTAACCGTCTGTTGAGTACCATTTACATCCAAGTTAATAGTCTTCTTGTCAAGCTCGATAGTAGAGTCTCCAGCGGCTTGCGTTACCGTCACGTTGGCTGCCTGGCCACCAGCGGCAGTTACCTTCAATGTAGCTGTCAGTTCCTCGATCGTGACGTTGGCCGATACGTCCGAGATCGTGATGCTCCAAACGAACTCGCCAGCGGCTCCGGGATCGTCGGCGATAACCGCTCCGTTAGCCGTAGTCTTTCCAGCCGCCGTGTAGTTAGCCGGGAGCTTTAACGTAAGCCCGTTCTCCTTAGCCGGCGCGACCGCGAACGTAAGCTTAGTACTGTTAGACTTACCGGTGATGGTAACATTACCGCCTGTCTTTTGTACGGAAGCGTTAGGGCTGTCTGATCTTACCACCTCAGCAGCCGCTGCCTGATTAACTACCAACGCCTTCTTAGCCCCGCCGTTCGTGGTGGCCGTAAGGTTGATAGTGCGTTGAAGACGACCGGTGTGTTTCTCACCGGAGAAATTAACCGCCTGATCTCCTGATCCTGATACCGGGTCGACGGTTACGAAACCGAATTTTTGTGATGCCATACTTAAATATATTTACAAATGTCATTTTATTATGCCAAAAATAACTTGTATCATATCACAAGCCAAATATAGGGGGGGGTAGATACGACTAGCCCTGTACAACCTCAACATACAACCCTACTAAGTCCTTTAGATTATGACTAAGAGGAGTTCCGCTATCCCTAGTGCACTTATATACATCAGCGTTCTGGATGTAATATTTATCCTTGAATATCTCCATTGGAGGGAAATACGGGATAGGATCCCCTATGGTCCCGGCATGCTCCTTATCAATGACCTTGTATAAGGAAGCCGTATTTAATCCGGGTTCCCATTCCTTTGATAATGTATGTTGTTGAATAACCTCATAAAGGATATCCGTATCGTCCTTCACCACCCTGAGACAGAATCCGGCATCCACCGACAACCCGAACTCCGCCCCTTCTTGTCCCCATATAGGGAATAGAACCTTAACATCCAGTTTCTCATTAGGGGATAAAGATATAGTCTTGTTATTAACCATCATTCTGGAGAATCTGACAGCCACTTTCTGAGGATCGGAGACATCTTTCTCCTTTGCCTGTTGCCGGACATAAGTCATGGTGATATTTACCTTATCTGGATGGCCGGACTGAGCGTCAATAGCCCTCACCTGCTCTACGGTAGTGGCTAAGCTTACTTCCCTCTGTTTGGCTCCTAACGCCGACATCAGATCATTATCATACTTATTCATCATCCCGATCAAGATCTTGCCTTCCGTCATATCGAACTCCAGACCTATGATCGTTATCTTACCAGCTATAGCCCCATCAGCCAAAGCGTTACGCCTATCATATTCAGGGATATAGATATTTTGGTCATCCAAGAAAAACTCATGAAGATTCTCATTCTCATAAGTCCTGATCTCCTCATACTTAGCCGATTTCTCCTCATTAAGAAGCCTTGAGTCATCCAATTTAGCCTCGATAATCTCCTTAACCGTAGCTTTAGGATTAGCCTCCTTGAACGCCAATTGCTCCTCCCCAAACTCTATCCATGGGGCGGGATTCCCGTTAATGTAATCATCATAACTATAGCCCTTGGCGTAATTATCATCAAGCGGATCGTCCTGAACTAATTGATTGGGATATATTTCCCTGTTTATATATACGTAGCTCATATCTTATACCATTAATCTTGTTCTTTAACGGCGACACTATACTTACCTGAAGCGTAACACCAGATATTTATCTCGAAAGGCTTGTTAGCCGTAGTGGTTATAGAAGTACCACTCATGCTTGCATAATTCCCGGAGTTGGGTATAGCCTGCGTGAAGGCCGCCGACGGGACGCACATGATCATCAGCTCCTCCCCTATCTGCATCCCTGACTGCACGGATAGGGTGGTAGCGGCTGATAACGTAGCCGTGATACTTCTCTTGCTAATAGGCAGGTTAGCTAATGTCGTGACCGTATTAACCCCTATAAGCCTGTTCATGGTCTTCTTATCGGCGGCCGCCATCAAACCGTTAGTAGACTCATTGGCCACGGCATATGTCGTGTTAGGAGGTGTAGCCCAAGTGCCATCTCCACGCATGAAACTGGATGTACTGCCATTAAGCTGTCTCAACAAGCCGTTAGCTGTAGTAGAGGCCAATCCGTATGTGGTATTAGTAGGTACAACCCATGTCCCGTCACCACGAAGGAAGGAGGCTTGCTTGCCAGCGGCGGGAGCCGGAACTAATCCCGCAGCACCGGCGGCAGAAGCCGTAGCCGCCTTCATATCGGCGTAGGTAGTATTCGTATCCTTATAATAGGGGATACCACCCACGATAGGACAAGCCGTATATCCAGAGGCGCTTGTCACGGTACTGCCGTTCTTGACCAACCCCGTGGACCCGTTAGCTCCTACAACACCATACGTTGTATTAGTATCCGTCCAAGGCACGTTGACATACATCTTACCACTACTATCCAACTCCACCGGATAATTCTTACCATTCTCAGCATATCCGATCATCACCAATCCTAAGGTTGTGGTATTGGCCTTGGCGTATGTGGTATTAGTAGGTACAACCCATGTCCCGTCACCACGAAGGAAGGAGGCTTGCTTGCCGGCGGCCGGAGCGGGTACCAATCCCGCCGATCCTGCGGCTGAGGACGTTGCTCCCCCCATGTTACTATATGTGGTGTTAGGAGGAGTTTGCCATGTCCCATCACCACGAAGATACTTGGCTTGCGCTCCGGCGGCAGGTGCGGGGACCAAACCTGCCTTTCCCGCCGCTGAGGCAGAAGCGGCTCCCATATTGGTGTATGTCGTGTTGGTATCCGTCCACGGAACATTCACATACATCTTACCATTTCCGTCAAGAGCTACCGGGTAATTCTTTCCGTTAGCTGAATACCCGATCTTAACAAGACCCAGATTATCGCTTGTAGCTTGGGTATAAGTCGTGTTACTGTCAGTCCACGGAACGTTAACGTAAGCGTTGCCGGACGAATCCAGTTGCACCTTATAGTTCTTCCCGGAAGTCGTATATCCTACCTTAATACCGCCAAGAACGGTAGCGGAGGACGTGGGAGGGGTGAAGGTACTTGGTTTGCCCGTAACCCCGGACCAAGGCACGGAGGAAGCCTGACTGGCCGTGTAAGGCTCATATCCATCCTCACTGCTTAATTTAGACTCGTCTTTTATCAGATACATCTTACCTGTAGACGTTACCTTTACCGTATCACCACTTTGAGCCGTAGCGGTGGTAAGGGCAAATCTGGCCGTATCGTCAGCTACCACGATCAATCTCTCCAAAGCCGCCTTAGGCAACCTATCTATACTGATGGTTCCGGACGCGATCTTAGAGGCATCAAATTTAGCCAATGTCGTGGAGATAGTTACGTTGCTTCCGAAGTCCGATGAAACACTACCGGTAACAGCCCCGGACAGCGCTATGGTCCTAGCCGCCTGTAATTTCGTGGCGGTAGGGGCATTATCCGTCTTAAGAGCATATTTGGTAAGATCAATATCATTAGCCTTATCCAAAAGCTGCTCTATCTGCTTGCCATTGTATTTACCTTGAAAATCTGCCATATTACACTTATTTTTTGCTCAAATATAGTTATATACATAAATGCCAAGAAATCGAGGGGAGGGGGAGATACGGGTAAGTGTCAGAAACTGCCGTCCCCGTGCAGGAATCCGCTACGGAATATAATAGCCTTGTCTTTAAGTTTCTGGACAGAATCCCATTCCCATTCACCCTCACAAGGCTTAACGACATACTTATTCCCCCATGTCTTAAACTTCCTCTCTATAACAAACATCTCTGGGTCTTTTAAGACATGGAAGATACTTCCGACAGGGAAATACTTATCAGTCCTCAATATAACACGATGATGTTTCTCGTCATATTCAGGATCGCCTACGATACGTGCCTTATAAAATTGGAAATCATTTAACGTCTGATCCACTGGCTCTATCCAATAATACCCCTTACCCATTGCAGTTTGTATTTAATTATCTATATTTGCGGTGTAGTAACTCATAATGTTTTAAGTGATTTTCAACCAAAGGGAAAGGGTGTCCGTGAGGATGCCTTTTTTTCATTCCCGCCCACCCTACCATGACAAAAAGATCTACCTCGAACAAATGTAATCATAATAAGGCTACGATCAAAAAGAAACCCTATCGGTATTCTATTGCCGACAGGGTTCTCCAACGTTGTATCAAACTAAATCATATCACTCCATTTGATTGTGTCACCGACGAAGCACCGCACCGCCAGATACCTTACGAACGCCGTCCCTTCCGGGGCGTCAGGGTCTTCCAGATAAGCCAAGACAGCCTTGACTATTTTCTGGTCGCAATCCAATACCTTAGGAAAGTAGTCGCTATAGAACATAGCGAACAGGTATTGGATATCTCCCCAAGTGGCGTTATCAGGTTTCTTGGCCCCGCATTTATCGAACATCTGCTTAGCGTCCTCCATCGTCCATCTTCTCTTGGACCCGTCGGCGTTAAGCATCTTGTCAGCGGCTTCCCTAGCCAGCTCCTTGGAAAAGTGATATCCATGGGTGTCTATATACCGCTTATAATCCGGGTCATCGGCGTCTGCTCCTCAGTAGTAACGACTCCTGCGTCCCCTGCGCATATACGGCTCGGTACCATCGAACTCGTCACGGATGCCACGCTCACCGAACCATCCCCTGCGATACATCTCGTCCTCACGTTCATGGAGTCTCTCGCGTTTCTCAAGCTCACGCTCGTCACGTTCCAGCTCCCTCTCACGTCTTTCAAGATCACGCTCACGGCGTTCTAGCTCATCCATCCTACCGTCATGCTCCTTGCCATAATGGTCATATATTCCACCACCATAACCCATGTAAGTCCCATCCGAACGTCTGCTACGTCCACGGCCGCCTCTACGATCGTAGATCTCATCATCGTAGTCCTCATCGTGGCCGCCGCCTAAATCTATAACTCTCATCTTAACCTAATTTTTTAATTAACAACTCTTTTAGCTCATCGAAAGAGGATCCCATCCTATCGACTTTCTCCTCAAGATTCTTGATCTTCCGGTCTTGATCCTTAGTCTGCTTAAAAGCCGGATTGATTTCCTCAAGGATCGAATCACAAGCCTCTAGCGTCCTCCTATGCTTATCGATACTATCGAGAATATCGGAGCTGGTTCTCTTAGCGGCGTTAAGCTGGTTCATGATCGGATCGACCGAGCAGGCCAAAGTTATGTTATTGGACATAGCGACATCCCTGCTCTCCGGTACGACATAGGTCATGGAAGACCCGTTTATCTCCACGGTAAGGTCTATCACCCTATCCTGTAGTTGCTGATATTGCCCCATCTGACCCATCTGGGGTTGCTGGAACCTAGGCTCGGACACGTTAACCACATTCCCCATCCTGAACACCGGAACATCGGATGTATCCAGCGTATATACTTGAAATCCTTTCTTTAAGTCTCTAAACATATCTCGATTTTTAAGCGGGAGGGAATACCCTCCCATTAGACATCCAATCTAACCTATTCCTCATCAACAGTCGTCTCCGACGCCGAGGCGGAAGTTGTAGGCACACAGCAATCCATGAGCCTCAATACACCCCTTACCTTGTTGAAATAAACAAGGCGTTCGGTGTTGTTAACCATAGCCGCTCCAGTCACAGCCACGTTGATCGGATTCACCACAGCCACGCCGGTTACCGGGCAGCATGTGTCATTACCTACCGTGGATACGGTGCTGTTCGCTGGAATAGCTATCTGTACTGGCAATGTCTCACCTGTTGTCGGAACCACCTGCCGGATTTTCAGCAGCAGAAGGCCCTCGCATGGCAAGGACAGCCATATCCTTGGGTTGATGCCGAAGATGGTGTTGGTAGTAGTCACTACCACGTTCTTCGTGACCAACTCATAAAGAGACCCTATTTTAGAAACACAAGCCATAATAGCCTCCTTCCTTTATAGAGTTAAATAGCGGCGTTTCCGTTGTTGCAGCATCCATTGTTGCACCCACATCCGTAATTACCTCCATAAAATGCTTGACCCCATCCATAAGTCTGGTAAGGAGAGCATGAAGGATAAGCCGGCACAGGGGTAGGTCTCAACTGGTTGATCAAATTCTGAGTCTGTTGCTGAGTCAACGCGGAGGCTTGGTAAGCCGACCTTTCATCACGCAACTGATTGATCGTATTCTGCATCTCACGCATTTCCAATTGACAGAATTTATCATTAATCAAGGTTGTTTGAGCATCAATCTTAGCGCTCAAGATATTGAACCGACTCGTGGCTTGCTCACGATTGTTCGTCAATCCTTGATTAATAGTGTTTTGTAACGTGTTAGTCTGATTCAATGTCTCAAGACGATTCTCATAACCTTGATTGTTGATCATCTGCTGAGTCTGGCAAGTGCTTTGGTTGATCAAAGAACTCAAATTGCAGCAGCAAGAGCTAATTTGATTACCGATCTCACAACCTTGTTGCTGTACGGCGTTAATAACAGCCTGAGAGGTCATACCTACCTGACCAGCTACCTTATCGATAGCGCCTTGTACGTTAC